TCCTGATCTGCCATTGCCCATCTACCGCCAGGATCTATACACTCCAGGTGCCATTTACCGTGAAAAGCTGCGAGGAGGCTCAGGCGTGGCTTTGGGGTGGCAGCGAATTGCTATTCGAGCGCGTGTATCATAAGGTGATCTTAGACAAGCCCAAGTTCATTCCGCAGATGGGAGAGGAGGTGGTCCTGCCAAAGCACAGATATGAGGAAGTAGTGTTGCCGCCGATGAGGCTTAACATCATCGGGCGTAGTTAATTATCGTAGAGGTTCTCTAAAGAAAGTAAGGTGAAGAGATGAATGCGATGGAACTGGAGCAAGTGCAGCAGCACGCCGAGAGCATCAAGAATGACAGTGAGCATACTATCCCCGTCATGGATCCCGGCGACTGCTGGTGCCAGGGGGACGTTGGACTGGTCTTCCTGGGAGAGAATGCTGACTTCAGCAATTTGTCCCTTATCTGGGACGAGGAGCACCGCGCTGAGATGAACTGTCAGCTGGCGCCCGGCAACACGCAGGGTTCACGGCACTGCGTTGACGCTGAGTCGATGAAGACTGTGTTCTTCTATCGCTCGAGCACGGGCACCGAATTGGACGGTCCGCGCATCGACGCGCCGAAGGGGCTCAGGGTCAATCACCCTGAGCACGGCGACGTGATCCTGCCTCCCGGCAAGTATGCCGTGATCTATCAGCAGGTGTGGGACCAGGCCAAGGCCCGCCGGGCGCTTGACTAATCATGAGCGCGATGAGCTTTCTAAATCATCCAAGCTCACCGCACGCCCACTACACCCGACCGCCGGATATGTTCAAGTGTCCGGCGTGTCGGTCTGCGGAGGATGTGCTAACCTGGGCCAAGTGCCCTGATGGCCGCATCATGAACTGGGTTTGCGCGAGGTGCTTCTTGTTCGCGCAGGTGCCCATTCCAGAAGACGGAGTGATCAGAAACGAGACTATCCTGGAGGAGATACATGGACAGAACAGGGCTCGGGAGAAAGCTAAGGCAGATCGCAAAGCTCGGGCGATACGTAAGAGACCAGAGAAAGCGACTCGAGCGACGGATGGCTCCTCTCGAGGTAACGGAAGGTGAGCTCGAGCTTCTGGTGAGCCAGGTCGACGGCTATCTACTGGTACTAGACGCCCGAGAGAAGGGCAAGCACATCACCCTGAGTGACGCAGACGAGGTGTCGATACGACGAGCTCAGGCTCGCGAGGCTAAGCGCTCTGAGGAGATGAAGAAAAAGCGCCAGGCTCGCCAAGCCGAGAACGAGCGACAGAAGGAGGAGCGTAAGAAACTTAAGCTTGAGAAGAAGAAAAAGAAGATGCTCGAGCTAATCCACGCCATGGCAATAGGCGGCTCTATTGAGGGAGAGGATGATAATGAATAGCGAAATAAGAGAGCGGCTCATCGCAGAGATCCTTCAGAGGACTCTTGACCTCGAGAATCACATGACCCAGCTTGCCCAGCTGCAGGCGGGCATCGACTTCGAACGCAAGGTGCTCCATGACAAGGTCTTCGGTGAGCATCAGCAAAAGCGAAAAGAGCCTCTTAAGTTCCTGCACAGGAACAAAGCCTATATTTTAGTGTCTCAAAAGCGCGGCAGCGCTAGGGTAGTGGATCTTCATGTATCTGAGCATGTGGGCATCGAGACGGCCTTCGGAAACGGTAATTGAGTCCCTTTGTGGATCTCTGGTGTGACCCAGGTGAGGGTTTACTTAAGCATTAATATGAATTATAATGGTCAAAGTGGACACTTATTTGGGAATTGGTCACAAGTGAGATATTCAGTTTATCCATTTTATCTATCTTAACATAGGAACTAAGAAATGGCCATACAATACTCATGCGACGTGTGCAAGGAGCTGCTCGACGCCAGAGATGATAATCACCTATACTCGAAGGCAGTTGAGTGGTCAGTGAAGGGCACCTGTGATAGCGATTACAAGGTGCGGCGATTAGTCTGCTCCCCCTGCTATAGAAAGCACGGGTCACTGGTTCTTCTGCTCAAGAAGGATCTTGAACCAGCTACACCCACTATGCCCAGCATATGGGAGATCGGAGACATGAGAGGCGCATGTAGCCTAGCTAAGGCGATAGCCGGAAGAATAGAAAGGAGCCCTGGACAGATAGACTGGTATAACATCGCTAAGCATCTGAGCGCCGTCATGCGCTATCAGCTATTCGGCGAGGCAATTCCAAGACGACAAGACGCTAAGCTGGCCCTTCAGTGTCCGCTGTGCTTAGCGGACACTAACCCCACTTATTTAGACACTCCAAAGCTAGTGTGCTGGTGCTGCGGCACCATAATGTTCGCCCCTGAGGAGAATAGATAATATGGCAATTATAGTCATCACAAAGTCTGGTCAGTCGTTTCAGACGCGCGACGGTGATAAGAACCCGCGAGGAGAAATAGCCGGCACGCAGGACCTCATGAAGCACCTGAGCGAGCAGGGTCACCGGGTGATCTACTTCGGGGTCACTAAGATGACCTTGGATGATATGCCGTGGTGCCGAGCAATCGTTCGACCGGACCTCTCTGGCATGCACCAGTACATGAGCAGCGCTGAGCAGCAGGAGCGCTTCGCTGACTCTCATGAGACCCTCTGCCAGGCGCTTAGCGACGAGGGGTGGGACGGCGCGACGCCGCCGTTGTGGATCGAGTCGTGCGGCCTCAGCGCCTCCTATAGCTTTATCAACAATTCGCGCGGAGTATCACCTCTGATGAGCTCGCTCAGGTACACCGCGCCCATGCTGGGAGTCATGGCTCTGATGAGATCACCGCGCATCTGCCTCGTGACGGATACAAGGTCATACCCGCGCGACGGTGAGATGAGCGATAAGTGGCCGGAGCTTCGCCCGGCCGCGCTATTAGACAATACGCAGCATGGCCTCGACCGGGAGATGACTATCTCCTTTAAGAAGTATAGACTAAGATCATGCGACTCAAGGTCATGGTCATGGCCATATCTCGATTGGCTTGAGCCGTGCCCGGATGAGGAAATACAATGGGACATCTGCGGGGCCTCGCACTGCCACGTGGGTACAGGATTTAAGAAAAAGTTTCGCGATGACGCCTGGTGCCAGTTGCTAGGAGATGAGGGGCAGCTGTTCTCTCAGGGGAGAGACGATAGCTGCGTCATGTACGGCGAGGGCTGGGCGCACTGGAGCGGCTATGAGAAGTGCGGATATCCGCGACGAGAGATCGTCTTCAAGGGCCCCGCCGATTACGGTCACCTGATGAGGGCTCTCAGCGTCGCCAGGGCCTCGCCAGTCGTCGCCCCGGTGCCTGGCTTCGTGACGAATAAGCCGGTGATCATCGCCTCGCGAGGGTGCCTCCCGATTCTGGGGCAGAGTTGGGATCCGACCGGGGAGATCATCGACATGAAGAACTTTCTTCGAAGCTGGTGCTGGGAGCACTCACTTAAGATAGCGAAGCTCGACCTTCAGAGAAGATCTGAATTGCTTATGCAACTCAGATCTCTTTTCAGGCAGGACTTCTCTGTCATAGATCAGCTTGTGGCTGACTATGATGCAGGGCTCATCTGGGACAACCGATCAGAGTGGCATACGCGGTATGGTGGATACTTTTCCCTTTAATAGAAAGGTCTTATGAGCTCTGAACACTCAATTAAGTGCGCAGTAAGAATGCTGATTTTCAGCGTGTTTCTGCCAAGGTATGATGAGCCTTGGAAAATCTGCTTCTTCTGCTCGGCGTTCGGCCTGATAGATCTGGCGTGCGCGGTCTACTGCGAATGGCAAACAGACGAGAGACAAAAGCAAGGGCATCGAAACTCAGTCGCGTTCATAGTCTATGCTATCTTAGTGATGATCTTCTTCGCTGTTCAATTTATCGCGGGGTTAATTCTACCATAAGGTATACCATGAGCAGAACAATCTACAAGTTTGAGCTGAAAGATGAGCTGTGCACAATCGAGCTGCCTAAGGGCGCCAAGGTCATCCTGGCCGGAGAAAAGGAGGGGCAGACACTGGTATGGTTTGAGGTGAACCGCACCAACGAGAACGAGCGCAGGGTGTTCAAGGTCTTCGGCACGGGTTGGCCTATTCCCATGTTCTTTAAACACGTCTACTCATGGATCTCGGTGGACCGATATCACGTCTGGCATCTTTATGAGCTCAGAGAGTCAATGAAAGGAGCGCTATGATCCTAATAGTCGCTGAGCGAGCTAATCTGGCGAGCACCTATAGGCGCTGGTACACCGCCGATGAGTGGTACGGCATGACGCTTAAGCTAGGCGCGTTTCGTAATGGGCACAGTGGGCACCAGCTGCTCAAGAGCATAGGTGTCCTCTCATACGACGAGAGCGTGAACCTTAACCCGCCGGGCAGAGAGCGAGACGGGATTCCATTCGACTACAATCTGGCCGATCAAGTCGCCGCCATCATAAGGGATGACCCGGCGTGGACGCGCATTGTCTTGTGCGGTCGACGAGCGTCGAGGTGCTTCGGCATCGACTGGCCGGCGAGGTATGGCTCTCTGATTCAGGGGCGATATGTGCCGGCGCCTCACCCTTCTGGGCGCAATAGGTGGTGGAACCGTGATCCCTGCACAGATCTGGAGCGGATCTTGACACGTGAGATGATGATCAGATCGCTGATCAACGATACCGAGGTGATGGGGCACTGCCGGGTGTGCCAGCAGCCGCTCATCTGCGTGGATGACGCTGATCTATGTCCGGCGCACGACTCTGTTTGAGAGGGAGTGTGAGACATGCCTGGACCAATACGACCAGAGGATGTAACTGTCGAGATCCCTGATCGAGTATTTGATGCAGTGAACGAGCTCATAAGGAGCAAATTCGACGGCAAGAGAGCCGTGCTTCAATTAGGCGAGGTCGAGAGCGCGATAGGTTCGCCGTGTCCCAGATACTGGCTTAACTTTGAGAAAGCTTATGAGGCCGTCGGCTGGCAGGTCAAGTATGAGCAGCCAGCCTTTAATGAATCAGGACCCGCTTTTTATACTTTTACGAAGAAGGACAAGTGAGCATGAGCAAAGAGAATAAGTTTGCCGCGGACCTCGCTCGATTATTAAAGAAGCAGGGAGCGATCGTGTGCTCTTATGTGGCCTCGTCGTTCGGCCTCGCGGGCTTTCCCGACAAGATAGTGATAAGTAGACCATGGGTGGGCTTCATAGAATTAAAGAGCAATGATAGGCAGCTAACGCCCAGGCAGTTTGTCGTCCTACGAGAGATTAACCGACGACGAGTGTGGACCGGAGTGGAGGTGCGGGAGATTTCCGAGAATAGCGTCGAGTGTGAGGTGACGATGCATCTCCCGGACGATTGTGATGTGCCGCATGGGCATTATGTAGTGCGACGAGATGCCTTACTGGAGTTCCTTGGAAAGAAGGTAAAAAGTGCGATGAATGAGTAAATTGCGCTTAAATTTGTGTCCCAACGGGTACTATTACATAATAGGAAAATCGGGAAAATGGTACGGTTTTAATCAGTGACCGGTTTCCCTAAGTCCTTATTATATATATATTTACCTCTTTCAAATCCTCCACTAATACTTACTATAGGCAGGGGTGAAAACGGTCACGGTATAAAGCCCAACCATTTTCCCGTCTCTCCTATTATGTAATTGTACCCGCTTTCTCAAGGAATTGTTGCCATGTCAAAGAAAAAGCAAAAAGGTCACTTTGATCAAGCTCCAACAGATCTGACGTCAAAGACCAAGGGAGTCAAGCGAAAGGAGTACGTTACACGGGATCTCAGAGCTCTTGTTGAACAGTCAAAAGAGCGCATAAGACTTTATCAACTGATCTTTACGAGGCTTTTGACTGCGCACAGATGCTATGACGGGTTTGCGATGATGCGCCCAGACAAGCGTATCATCAAGCGCGTTCGCTATTACGCGAAGCGTCTTTATCTTGAGCGCGAGCGCAATCTTGAGCTTCAAGCTACGCTCAGAGACTGTGAGGGGAACAGCATAGCCGAGCGCGAGGCTCTCACAGCCATGAATCTCAAGCATGGAACTCCAGGTTGGGGCGCCGGGTCTGGCTTTGATCCCCGCAAGGATAGAACTTCTATGGCGGCCAAGGACATTGTCGTCGTTAATCGCCAAGACACAGACGAGGTCAACAGATATAACGCCAAGAGAATGCGCAGAGCATACCAACGACAGAGGCGCAAGCTCTCATTGTTCAACTATGCCGCGATGACGGAAGAGGTCCCAAAGCCACCTGACGATCGCAAGGAGCAGGCGAAGATCCTCATGGGGCTCATTGCCGAGATGCGTGAGGTCGCGTGCGCAGCACATACCGATTTTCTTAACATAGATCTTGAGGCCAGAGCAAAAAAGCGAATTAGAATAGCTGATAAGAGAAGAATCACCGAGCTAAAAAACGAGTGCTTTCAGATTCTTCTTGACATGGAGGCGCTTGGCTGCAACCTTGAAAGCTATATGGGTTGCTGGACCACTGAGCTAATAAATAAGATGAAAACAACGCCACGCGTTGGTCGTCCCAGAACAAAAGAAAGGCCAGAATAATGCTCCGAGTAAAGACGTACGTAGCCGAGTCCAAGATTAATGGCGCCGGCATGGGCCTATTTTCTATGCAACATATTCGCATTGGTCAATTGGTCTGGTGCTATGAGTCAAGCATGGACCGGATGATCTCTGATACCGAACTCAGGACCATGCGTCTATTGACTCAGCAGTTCATCCGAAAATACGCATATATGTGCTCGATTCATAAGATGTGGGTGCTCCGCATGGACGATGCGAGGTTCATGAATCACTCGAGCGAGCCGAATCTGTGCAACGGGAGCTCATCCCTCGTTGACATCGCGTGTCGCGACATAGCTCCCGGCGAGGAGCTCACGTGCGACTATTATTCATTTGACGCAGAGGCCGCAAAGAAATTAGGAGCCGTGCGATGAAGCGACGCAGGCGACGCAAATTAACACAGCAGGAATTCTCGATGATGTGCACGTGCCTTGATATATGCGAGGACGACTACGCATCATTTCGCAGATCACAGTACTCACGCAATCGGTTAACTATTGCCTGCGATAACAGCGAGCGTCATAGGTGCGCTGAGTCGCTGATTCAATTAGGCTATGCCAAGATTCTCGAGTGGGGTTTCAATCGGCAGTGGTTCATTATTCAGATCACTCAAAGTGGTCGCAGTGCACTTATTCCGCGATTTCGCTATAGCCTATACAAGCGCATGATGGACTGGTCAGAGCGCGAGGACTTTTGCAGGAGCCGCATGAGCTTTGCGGAGTTCTTGCGGAGACGTGTTTATAGCGACTATTAGATTAGCTAATAAGTAGCCCAGAATTATTTATGCGAATTGTTAGTTTTTTCTGCTTTCTCTATGTACTTTTGTGGCTTCTCTGTGTATTATGCGAAAAATACAGACGGAAATAATATATTAATTAGGCCATGAAATATAGGGAGAATAAGGCAGTTCTTGGTTTCCCTATACCATATTATTCTTGGCGGCTCTTACCACCCTCAAAATCATGACCCAAGATCCCTCAAAAAACCTCGAATTGACACCTAGACAAATAGTCTGCTACGTTCACTCGTTACCGTTCGTTGGGCACCCCCCCACGAAGCTCACCGAGTTCATGGTCAAGGGCGCAGAGCTCCTGATGCACAATAACTTCTTTCGGATGATGTGCAACAGCGATACTTCTAATCTGAGGCGCATCTTGGACATTCAGCCGATCTGCTGCAGGATGCCCGCGAATTCCCTGCTATCGCTCTATTCTCTACTGAGGCTGGGCAGCGGCCGCTCCTTGTGCAATCACTGCAAGGACATCTCGATGTGCGCTGATGTTCCCTTGACAGGCAAGGTGTGCCTGTACTGCCTGTGTCACTGCCCGCCGATGGAGGTAACGCTTAGCAAAGGACCTAAATAATGCCAGCAAAATTAGATGGTAAATTTTATGGTGTCATTCTTCGTGAAAAGGATAACGCAGTTGAGCCCCCGGACTCATGGATAGTGTTCGTCGCGAGGGACAATGCTCTGCTCGCTACTCTTCAATTTTATAAGGATGAGTGTGCGCGACTGGGTGCAAAGGAAGCACAGCTAACTGCTGTTGATGAGCTTATCAAGCGCGTTGAAGCATGGAGAATAGCTCATCCCGAGCGCTGCAAAACAGCTGATGTTGACCCAGGTGAACTTTCTTGGAGTGCTCGATGACCCCAGAACAAAGACTCGATGAATTGAAGACCAAGCAGCAGCGCGCTGGCCTGACTCCTGAAGAGAAGCTTGAGCTCGTAGCTCTCGTAGATCAGCTCAAGGCGATTCCCAACGTCGTCGATCGACCGATCGAGCAGAAGCATATTCGCGCCCGCATAACAGGTCGCGAGGCCGGCGAGCGCATCATCGGCACCATTAACGCTGTGCTGCAGGGTCTGGGCGATGATCCCAGATCAATTGACTCATTTTGGAGAGAGCTTCGCCAGGCTTTTAGCACGGAGCTTCTTGGTCCCGGTGCCGCTATTAAAGCCTCGCAGCCAATGACGATTGCCCAGGCTGATAAGTGGGGCGATATCACCAAGATGCAGTTCGGCAAGTACGTCGGGGAGACCGTGAACAACACTCCGGCTGAGTACCTCGAGTGGCTGCTAGAGCGCGATGACGAGTTTAAGACTGATCTTCGTCGCTATCTCGAGTCAGGGCGCAGAAAGGAGGACCTGGGGTGACCGGAGACTTATACTTCTTCTACGGCGATGACTGGAAGAGCAGGGTCATTGAGCTCGGCACTGGCGGACCCTCGCACGTGGCCATGGAGGCTCCGTTACAGTCCATGCATACTGACGGAATAGCGATCCAGACACTCTGGGAAAGCACAACGCTGTGTCGATTAGCCTGCATGCACTGCGGTAATGTTACTAATGGCGACGTTCACTGCCATGACATCGCCTTGCGATGCAAGTCATATCAGGGAAGAGTCGTCAGGTGTCGCATCGCCCCAGAATGTCAATGGCCGCGCTTCATAGAGCTCTCGCTTTGTCATGAGCTCCTAAAGTACTGGCACGGTGCGCCCTACGATCTTAGGGGAGCTCTCGAGTCACCCAGACACTGGACTCGGTTACTGGGGCTCAGGCACCCGGACCTCGGCTCTGTCTTCTGCTCTGCGCTCATCGCCCGACTGCTCATGGTGCATAATAGAATGAACTGGCGCAATCCAAAGTGGATCACGCCGGCTGCATTAATGGACCTTGTCTTATCTGCGAGGACTCACCTGGAGCCAGAACTGTGCAATTAGTTACCGCAGTATATCGCTGCCCGCAGTGCAAGGCAGAGCGCCAAGGGTCCACCCCGAACCTAAGTCAATTAGAGGAGAATAGCAATGCCTGGTATCTGTGCTGGTGCCGAGGTGACACGAATCCTACGAGGATGACGAGCCCGGACGATCCTCGTGATCCTGGGCAGGAGATCAAGAGAACTTATACCAGGCGAAGAGTAAAGGAAGTCGAGGACTCTATATCATGAGAAAGGATGATTAGAATGGCTTACAAAGCTGAGGTATTACTTGACAGCATCGCTCCGTGTGGTGTTCGCTTGACTACCGGGGTGCTCACGTATCCGCGGTTCGTGCACAGCGAGCTGCTGACACACAGGGCGCTGTCACGCTCATCCGCGAGCAGCCGTGCTATCCCCCTGGCGAAGATGCTCCGGCAGGTCGAGGAAGACCCCGTGATCCCGATCCGGTGGGGTTCCGAGGCTAAGGGCATGCAGCAGGGCGCGGAGCTATCGCTTGGCGACACCCACAACTGCCAGCGGGACTGGCTCATGGCCCGCGACGACGCGGTAGCATGGGCCAGGGCCATGAGCAGTCGCGGGCTGCACAAGTCACTATGCAACCGCATAGTCGAGCCCTGGATGTGGATCATGGTCATCGTCACGGGCACCGACTGGCAGAACTTCTTCAGGTTGAGGTGCCACGAGGACGCGGAGCCGCACATTGCGAAGATCGCGTACATGTGGCGCGAAGCGATGCTCGCCAGCAACCCGCTACCGCGGGAGACCGGCGAGTGGCACCGGCCGTACGTTACAGGCGTAGACGAGGAAAAGCTTCGTGAGGAGATGAGTGCCGCATTCGACTCCAGTGACAAGTGCTTCGACGGGTTCCCGATTTCGCAGATCGCGTGCGACAAGGGACTTGCTGGCGACTCCGGCGCGTTGATTGAAGAGTTCATGTGCGCCGTATCAGCTGCTCGCGTGGCCCGCGTCAGTTATCTCACGCACGACGGTATCAGGGACTGGCGCAAGGATCTGGAGCTAGCCTCAAAGCTTCGCCGCGGCTCTGGCTTCGGCCACTGGGCTCCCACCGAGCACGTGGCGCAGGCGATGAGCGAAGTCAAGACCAGTGGAAACTTCCGCGGTTGGTGGCAGTACAGGAAGACGTTTCAGAACGAGTGCGCACCAGAATGAACAACAATCTTAAGAAGATAGTCGATGAGCTGGACAAGTGTCAAATAGATAACTTAGAGGGTAGGACATTCTATGGCTATGGTGTTATCTATGGCTATGGTGTTATCTCGACACTGAACGTTGGAGTCCCACTAATGGGAGACCCCACTGAGCACTCCTATACTCAGCGAGTCGCCATGGCTCTGACCATGCTTCGAATTAAGTATGGCTGGCGCTTTATCGGAATGCTTACCACGACAGAGATGATCTTCGAAAAAGGGTATTAATAGCAATGAAACTCTCGCAGTTATCTCACGAAAACAAGGCCAAGGTCTTGTCATCCACGGCCATGGCCATACAATCGGTGATGGGCAACGAGAACCTGTTCTTCATGCTCATCGTCGATGATACTGGGCACATGGCCCATACCGGGAACATAAATCGCCAGGCGATTCCACGACTGCTTCGGGAGTATGCTGACCAAATGGAGAAGAAACGAATCTAGGTATATAAGCCATATGACGTGGCTATGATTGGTCCTCAATGATTGAGATCATGACTCAGGACGAGGTCTGGCAGCTTATTGCTCAGAACGAGCGACTCCTCAAGAGGGAGATTCGTCGTCGCCTCCCAGCCGAGCGTCGTGACGAACTGGACGAGATGTACAGCGATGTGGTGATCAGCAGGGCGCACGCTATCATGGAGACGTATGATCCGTCGAGGAATGTGCTCCCCATCACGCATCTGTGCGCCAATATTCGCTGGTATGCTCACAAGTGGGTGCATCGCAGGTGCTATAAGTATGTTCCTCCGCCAGTTGATCTGACGGAGCATGACTCTGGAGACGACGGCGCCACAGTTAAGACAGCTGAGACCATAGCTGAGGTGTCGCTTGTCCTGGACTCATTACCTAAGGAGGCGGCTAACATCCTCAGGTGGCACCTACTGCAGAACTGCACCTTGCGAGAAATCGCAGATCACTACGATCCACCCCTTACAATAGGGCAGATGAAGACGCGGTATCAGGAGGCTCTTGAATTAGCCAGGGAGCTGTGCTTAGCCTAGGGAAATAAGATGAGCGACGTAACCAGGACCCTTCACAATCGCTACAGCACAGTCGAGCGCTGCACCGCCATGGTGACGTCTTCTCTGAAGGGGCGCCGGTGCCGCTATGAATCCGAGGCTGACTCTGATCCGCCCAGATGCAGCCAGCACATGTACTCGGCGGACCATAAGGGGCACAGGGGAAGATACATGTCTCGATTCTATCTTAAGTCACTTCGCCCCACGCTGGCGGCGAAAATGGAGGAGGTCGTTGAGGAGATGGGCTCGCTCGACAACCTGGACCTCACCGAAGAATTGTCCCTGATGCGCATAACTGCCGGGGACGCCGTGGCCGAGTACGCCAAGGTACTGGAGATGCCTGTCACTCCTGAAACTGAGGCCAAGATCACAGAGATGAAGCTCCTCACTGGCCAAATGATGTCATCGAAGCTTCGTGAGGTCGCCGACATGGCCGGCAAAGCCGGTGACATCCAGGAGCTGAAGACCCGGCTCAACGGCGCCTTCGCCCAGGCCATGACATCCGTGATCTCCGCCATCGCTCACTCGGCCTGGGAGGTGTGGGGCGACGACTATCGCGTGAAGGAATTCGAGGAGCTGATCCGGACCAAGCTCTCTGTGAAGGGCATCGACGTGGAGGGCACATCGCTTACGCCTGACAGAGATGCCATCGCCATGGATGAGACGATTCCCTCTAATCCAGAGGAAGCAGCTGTACAAAGCGAAGAATAATCATTATAATGGAGTTATCATGAGCAACAGATCATTTGGTGTTATTCTTCTGTGCGTATGGCTGATCTTGACTGGGATCTTGTCGTTGACTAACTTTCGGTTCGAGGCCGAGCACATTATCATGGGACTCCTAGCCTTATCTGCCGGGGTGCTGATCCTTCTGGGGAAGTAATGGCTTCATTTTTCGACGTGATGCACGAGCCGCCGGTGGACTTCTCAAAAGGGGAGTTCTATCCCTGGCCAAATCGCTTCAGTATTGAGACGAGCGCCTACTGCAATCGACGCTGCAGTTTCTGTCCCATCAGCGGATTCGGTGGTGACATTCCCAGGCCCAATCAAAAATTGATGAGCGAGGAGCTGTTCACGAGCATCTGTGATCAGCTGCGCGAGCATCAGTTCGATGGATGCATCCAATTGTTTTTACTAAACGAGCCTACTCTTGACAAGCGACTGTTTTCGTCTGATGATTCTAGCTGGGCTATGCGTCTTCGCCGAGCTTGCCCTGACTGCACTATCTATGTCTCGACGAACGGAGACACGATCACCAGAGGCCCGCGAGACCAAATAATAGCGATGGTTGACCGGATCACCGATATCTTTGACTCTGGCGTCAACGTGATCAACCTAAACATCTATGATCTTGGTGATGCCGGGATCAAGCAGAAGGAACTGTATGAGAGCATTGACAGCACTGGGCGAGCTCATGATCTGTGGTGTCGTACTGATCATAAGTATCGCCGTCATAATTCTCGCGGTCGCTTTCTTTGCATCAGTGACATGCGCAGTGATCGCCCAGAGAACGCTCACTCGTTCGACAGCTTCCACTCAAAGGGACACGCCGCAAGCGCCCCGCAGACGCACTGCGCCAGGCCGCATCGACATCTCGTCATCCAATATGATGGGCGAGTGCCGCTCTGCTGCGCGATTGACCAGACACAGGACGATGCGGTATTCATCGGTGATTTGAATCATCAAACTATTGATCAGGTATGGAACTCAGAGATCATGTTTCGCTACCGCGCCCATCTGCAGGACAAGAGGCGCGATTTGCCGAACTGTAATAGCTGTGATCATAAGATGTCCTACAGCCACGTCGTTCGTCGAGTAACCGGAGTAACACTTTAAGCATGTCTGGCTTCTCGCGGCATCAGCAGTATTATAAGCATCGCAGAGTAATGTCTGCTATTAAGCAGCGTGAGGTATCGCTTAGCGGTGTGAGCATCGGCACTGACTCAGGATGGTTAACTCCATCAGGCAGCTGGATCAGCTGTCATGGTGATGATCATGGGGAGACTCTGATAAAGATGGGTCTTATCAAGCTGCCCAAGAAGACACCAAAAAATTTCGATAAGCGGGGCTTTGCCATGAGCGAGGCCTTCGTTCACAGCTTCATAAGAATATATGACTTAACGGTGGATGAGAGCATCTACGTAGAGTGCACAGCGTCCGGGATGCAGTACGCAGAGTCTTTTATCCGTCACTGGGCTCATAGCCACACCAAGAAGATAGAGTTTGATATACGCGGCCCAGATGGAAAGCACGTAGTAGGTACTCGAGTAGTAGATCTCTATAATTGAAAGGTCCTATGTCAATGTCTCAAACTCCCACAATCGGTCGCATCATCCACGTTCGCCTGTACCCCAACAGCCCGGAACATGTTCCTGCGATAGTCACATACGTTCATCCGCCGGGAGCCCATCGCTCTGACCCGGCCAAGGACGGTACATTGCTTAATATCGGACTTTGGGACCCAATGGGCGGACCGTCGCCCGGCATTCAGGGGATCCCAGAGGATCAGACCGCGCAGCGTCCAATGAGCTGGCACTGGCCAGAAGTCACCGCTGCACCCGCGCCCAAGGGCTTCACCGAGGACCAGAAGCAGCAGATCCTGGCTCTCATCGAATCTAAGCTGGCATCATCACAGCCGAAGAAATAAATGCCGCGAAAGTCAATACCCGGCGAGCCCTACAAGTACGAGCCATACCAGGCCCATGACACGTCCGGTCGTCGGTATGCACCCACTGATCACAGCTATGTCATATCCTGGTTTACGGAAGACCCTGCTCAGGACAAGCAGATCGCCGGTATATTGGCGAGCATGGGCTTCGCTGGGAAGATACAATCAGATAGTACGCTCAGGGTCACCTATAAGCTGATGACCAGGAGTAACATCCGAGAAGTAACTCGGATGTTACGACAGAGGCTTCTCCCTGGAGGCAAGAAAGCTCAGGGGCGCGGCCGCGGCTCGAAGGACTCTGCGTTTCATCAGTTAGATTTTTCTATACAGGAGGTATAAGTGGCCAACGAGCTTACGATAACAGCGAACCTGCAGATCAACAATCCGCCTCTGATCGAGTCCTGGCCCACGTCGATGCAGGCCAATCAGGCGAACGGTCCTGTGTCGCACCCGGACATCGTCTCTATTCCCACGACGTCCGGCGGAACTCTGATTCCGATCGGCGCCGTGACGAGCGGTCAGGAGGGGATGGTCAAGTTCCAGAACTTGGACCAGGCGAACTACTGTGACCTTGGATTAGTTGTCTCGGCGACTTTTTACCCGTTTGCCCGGCTCTATCCGGGAAGCAACGGCAATGCCGGGCTCCCTGCGCTGTTTCCGTGGGCTCCCAGCGTCGCGATTTACGGAAGGAGCAACACAGCCGCGTGCAAGGTAAGGATGGTGCTAGCGCAGAGTTAGGAACAGACGTTGCCCGACCGGTAAAGGCGAGAGCCGGTAAAACAGTAAATCCCTCGCTGGGTAGCGACCTAATCATCCAGGTCACTAGTTCTCATCTGCTGGTAGGATGGGCGCCCGGTGAAAGAACCAAAGCGGTAATTCATGGAAGGGCCACCAGGCCTCGGCCCTCTGATCCGCCGAGAGGCTATTTTATACACTTGACTCACGATGCCGGGAGGGTGAAGCGAAGGTCGATAAAATTCCCTGACCTCTTGTCTAGAGCAAAGTAATTGAGCCGCGGCTCTTTGTACATGAGCTAACACCGGCTGAGTTCCAGAGACTAGTGAATTGCTTAGGCGTTCACTAGTCTCTGTCACTTAGGTATATTCCACTTATGAAGACTCACGAGCTGCCGATTCACCTGACCATGATATTCAGGTCACCGGGCGCTCTTAAGCAGTTCATCGACTGGATGCAGGCTAAGATCGCTGGTACGGCTCCCCTGAAAATGGACAGGGTCTCTGAGCGCGAGCTCGAGCTTCACATTCGTATGCCGGATCGTTCTGAAGGTGCCCCGCGATACATGCACTCGCATGAGACCTTTATCTCATTTCTTCGCCAGGCTGTTAAGGCGTATAAGGGGAAGGTGACGCATGTTATAGACTCGACTGTGCAGAACACTGGCGAACCCTGCTGCACTGGGAGCGCCATAAGCCCCATCGAGAACCCTGACCCGGCGATCCAGGCTCGCAAGAGAGCCTATAAGAGAAATATGAGGTTTCCCGACAGGCGAAGAGACATGACCGGGAACATGACTGGACAGTGGCCGGCGTTCGCATTTGAGCACTCTATTAGTGGATTCAAGAATCACTTTACTGAGGGTGCAAACAAAGCTAGGCAAAGCGTGCTCAGAAAGGGCAAGAAAAGCGAAAAGGAACACTCGGTCATAGTGAATCATGAGGGAGACGTGATTCATAGGTTCGACGGCAGCAAGGGACGCGTACACTTAAGTGTTCCTGGCGCCATAGACAAGAAGAATAAGTACGCGATAATTCATAATCACCCCAGTAACTCTAAGAGAGCCGGCGGCACATTCAGCACCCAGGATATTCAAGTTTTCGTCGGCTGGCCCGGAGTTAGGTCGATCGAGGCAGTTAATCATAAGGGTGTCTCTCACCTGGCCAAACCTGGACCTAACTATCCTCAAGATTCAGAGAAAATCGCTAAGCTGATAACAAAGCTGTACAAGAAACATCTGAAGCCAATAGCGACTGAGATGTGGAAAAAAGATCCGCATGCTAGTCCCTCCGTGGTGCATCTTCTCATTCATGACAAGGTGATGCAAGAGCTTCATAAGATGGGCATTATTCACTATAAGGTCGTTGAACCACCTGGCTTGAGGTACGCTGCATCGCTTACGCCGATTAGCATGGACTTCGACGTTTCCGTCGCTGGCTCGACCTTGACTAAGCGCGCTTTGTACCTTGCTATCTCTGAAGAGCTCGGCTTTGCACAGGCGCGCACAAGGCCAGTTGTCTCTGCTGTCCTTGATAAGATCGCGCTGGCGCTATTAAACGGTCAGCGAGTTGAGCTCCGGAACTTCGGCATCTTTGAGATGCGCAGAAGAAAATCTGCGTGGAAGAAGAATCCCAGGACCAAGGACGACGTCTTCAAGCCCGAGACTTTCTATGTGCATTTTCGGCCGAGCAAGAAGATCCATGAGATGCGCGATGTCGGCCGACCATTTAACTACGGCGGGATGAGGGGGATGAGCATGGTTGACGCAATGATGGCGCTTTATGATGAGAAGCAGATGATGCGACGCAATTATCCCTCAGGGGTGAACGGAAACGGAGTGGTGATTCCTCCTATGCAGATGCCAGCCCAGCAGCAGAGTGCGTACAGGCCAAACTCAAGTGAACCCACAGAGCCCGGCGCCAAGGATCGGAACAGCGGCGTAGAGGCAATGCAGCTCTACTTTGAGGGCGAGGACCTGGCAGACGAGGCGTCTCTGTGGCTCCGCAAGAACGGTGTCAAGGTGAAGCGACCGTTTCCTCACTCACATAAGCTCACCGCTACTGGAGAGCGCCGAGTTATCAACAAGTGCGTGCAGGAGTTCAAGGGCTCGCCGATCCCGCCCGACTTCGGCCAGGTCGGTGTGATGAAGTTCGCTCACGAGAACACAAGAGCAAAGGCATTTAAGTCCGGCCAAGACGCCGCTGATATGGCGATCGGCTCCATGCTTCTAAAGTTCGGTGCCAATGCTGCGGCGTCTGCAGCCCTTGTTGCCCTGACAGCCGCTGGTATCTCGGCTGCCGCGTACGGCGCCTATGTCTTGGTGAAGAAGCTTCGCGGCGACAAGAAGACCGAGGTGAAGGAGATCACCAAAAAGTATGGCGGCAAGATGGAGCCGACTAATTCATCTCAGGTCGCGGCGTCGTTCCAGATGGACATGGGTCGGGCTTACGAATTCGTGCTCTCGTCCGTGAGTCCGAAGTACGTTGGGTGGCTCGCTCAAAAATTGCGCGGCTTCGGCTGCGAGATCCTCTCCTCGCTCGGTCGCGGCATGCAGAAGCGAAAGATCAAGATTCGGGCCTACGGCGACCGAGGACAGGAGGCTGTGCGTCGCTACGCTCAGCGATGCGGGGCCAGGGTGGACGTGGCGATGTCATATGCGATGGGTCTTGGTCCGGCAGAAGTGGTCGAGTTTGTCTTCGCCAATTCGCTCGCGGTCGCCGCTGGCCTCGCCTATCTCAGATCGAAGGGACTCGCCGCTCGTCGCAACGGCGAAAAGAGCATCCTGTGCAAGGCCACAGAGAAAACGGACGCGATCATGGGGCGAATCTTTAAGGAGATGGACAGAAAATTCGAGGCCGGGGTGCGAATGGTGCTTCCGGGCACCGAGTTCCTGCCCTCTAGTATGGTGCATGACATGCTGCCGCACGAGACCAGGGTCAAGCTGCAAAAGCTTGGCAAGGGAGCCAAGCATGCAAAAGAAACAGTAGGCTCTATGCCCGGCAAGGTCGGGAGAATAGCCCGCGCCCTGCCGGGCGCTGTCAAGGAGGCATCCCGGCAGGGTGTGAAGGGCTTCATCCCCAGGACCAAGGGTGAGGCGCTCTTGGCGATCACCGCCACGTTCGCCACCGGGGCTCTGGCAGTCGGGGCGTATCAGCTGATCAAGAAGCTGGGTGTCCAGGCGAAGGTGATCGGCAACAAGATCTTCGCCCAGACCACTGACCCGAGCAAGGAGAATCAGGTCAAGGAGATCATTGACGAGCACAGCGGCCAGGTCAAGGCCGCCTCATTCATGGCCGAAGAGTCCCCGATGAATTGGGAGTTTGACTGCAAGAGCGTCGCCTCGGCCAAGGCGGCGTACCAGCAGCTGGTGAACAAGTATCACTTCAAGCCGCTCCAGAACCTGTACATGAAGGGTAAGAAGATCGTCGTGCTGGGTGTCAAGGGCTCTGACATCGAGCCTGCCGTCAATGAATTTGCCGCCGGCGGAATTATCACCAGGCATCCGACGGCCACTGGAACATTTGGATCTAAGCACCAGGCGCCCGGCGCTGGTCCAGGGGTGCAACCCAGCGCGTTCACGCCACATGAAGAAACCGGTCCGATCCCGCGGCGCACTGATCCTAACTTCCACGAGAAACCGATTGGCGACGTGTTTCATGAGCTGATCATTGACTTTGGCGGTATCGTCGGGGCGACCGCGGCCATGCGATGGCTCGCCAAGGCCGGGATCTTTGACTCGTTCGCCGATGGCTACGGCAGGGTGCACGTGGTGGTGAGAGCCGCCCTGATGCGCTTATTAGACGCCGTCGTCGCGGCTTTTCGAGGCAAGATTCTTAAGAGCGGAGTTACAAAGAAGCGGCCTGTGAGGCGAGCTGCGCCGGCCCCTATCGCTGCGCCTAAACCTGCGCCTAAGCCCGCCTCAAAGGTAATGCCGAAGGCTCAGCAGCGAGCAGCTGTGGTGTCAAACGGCGGAGTCCCTGTCCAGAAACCCAAGAAGAAACCCCCGGTGACTAACCTCGAGAAGCCGCTCCATGGCAAAATCAAGGAGATGAAGAAAAAGAAGGGCAAAGAAATGGCCTTCCCCGCCATCGCAGCCCTGCCGTTCCTGAAGGGTGTCGGCTGGTGGCTTATCAAGGATGTGGGGCCGTACGTGGCGACTACGGTCGCGGCTGACCTGATCTCCAGCGGAATCTTGGCAAAAGTAAAGCCTAACGGCGAGGTCGTGGCGCAGGGCTCACCAGAGAAAATTGAGAAGATCGCCAAGCGACGAGCCAGGACCGCGAGAGTTAAAAAATTGGTCAAGGAGGCAGCTGCTTCGCATGAGCTAGCTTTCCCTGCAGCAGTCAAGGGAGCCGCCCATCTGACCTACATGGTCGTAGCGTTCGCGGCCAACGCATACCTTCTGGGTAAATTCTTGACGGAGCTCAGGGAGAACGGAATCAAGGGTCAGAAGAAGGACAACGACCGGGTCCTGGTGCTTACCAGCGATCCCGAATTGGTAAAGAAAATCGCTGAGCAGAATAACGCCATTAACGTAAAGGTGCTTCAGAATGAATCCCATGCTCAAAGCAGCTAATCGAATGCTTCGCCGTGGTCAGGTGCGCCGGGACTTCTCCCTGGCCATGGACAGCGCCGATGATCAGTTCACGAAGATCATCTCCGTGAATCAGCGGGACAACATCGAGCCGGCGCTCAAACTAGCCAAGGAGCACGGCCTGGATGCGAAGCTTTACGCCGACTGCAAGATCGCCGTGACCGGGCGCAGGGAAAAGGTCCTGCAGTTTCAGCAGCTCATCTTTGACTCTTTCTTCGGTGAGATGTTCGCTCCGACCGAGGGAGTTCACGTGGTCAAGGACCTCATCAAGATGAGCCATGACCTGATGCTTGATCCCGGGCGAGGCGTTGGTCGCGAGGTCGCCTTGGCGATCCAGGATCTGCAGTCACTGCACCCTGTGCGACCTGAACGGATGAAGCGGTACAAAGCCTTAAGAGAGCAACTTAAGGCGAAGTAATGCTCACCCCGGCTTGGTTTCCGCTTCGCTATCACCCGGCTCAGACTAGGGTGTGGCGCACCAAGGCGCGCTTCGTCGCGCTGGCTTGCGGCCGAGGCTCTGGCAAGACGGAGCTATCTAGGCGACGACTGGTAAGGTTTCTCCCGGTTAAGAAGCCCTGGCCTGATCCGATCTATTTCCTGGCGTATCCCACTAGGGCGCAGGCTAAATTAGTCGCCTGGGAGAAGATCAAGGCCCTGATTCCAAAGGAGTGGATAGCCTCGCCTGATGACATACGCGAGAGTGATCTGACGATCAAGACTCGCTTCGGATCTAAGCTCTTCCTCGTCGGCATGAATGAGCCGGCTAGAATCGAGGGCGTTCAGTGGGACGGCGGGGTCATCGATGAATCGTGCGATCAATGGCCCGGCTCGTTCGATCGCTCGGTTCGCCCGACGTTATCTCATAAAACTGGCTGGTGTTGGCGTATCGGTGTTCCCAAGCGGTTTGGACCAGGTGCCTCCGAGTTCAAGAAGTGCTGGGAGGACTACGGTTCTGGAAAGCTTGGCCCGAGATACGAGAGCTATACCTGGCCAAGCGCTGACATCCTGAGCGAGGAGGAAATAGCTGACGCCGCCAGAAGTCTTGATCAGAAGGATTTTGACGAGCAGTTCGGGGCCATCTGGCAGGGAACATCTGGGCTGGTGTTCTACGCGTTCGATGAGAAGCTTAACATAGAATCAGCAAAGTATGACCCAAGTAAGCCACTGATCATCGGATCTGACTTCAACGTAGACCCTATGGCGTGGGTCATCTGCCAGCAGCACACGACGTCTAGGCCGAAGCTCAATGTCATCGACGAGATCTGGATTCGCAACACTAACACGCCGGCTGCGTTAAATGAATTAGATAAGCGCTATAATAGGCCAAGTGTGCACCAATCAGGCTGGATCTTCTTCGGCGATGCGTCATCCAAGGCCAGGAAGACTAGCGCTGTTCAGAGCGACTATGCACATATCCAGAATGATCAGCGTTTCCTTAGAAAGAAGATCTTCTATCCTGCGAAGAACCCCGCGATTCATGAGCGGTTCTCGGCATGCAATGCGTCCTTCTGCAACGCCCTGGGAGAGCGACGAGTCTTCGTTGATCCCCGGTGCAAATGGCTGCTTCATGATCTGGTGACCAGGGCATATGAGCCCGGCAGTCGCGACGTCGATGATCATGATGACATTGGTCACATCACTGACGCCCTTGGGTATATTATTCATCGAGTGTGGCCAGTTGTTCCTACGAGCGACGTGGTTCCGAGTGTTTTGGTGGGAGCGGCATAATGCCTTTTGTATCTCAGGCGCAGCGAGCCTACATGCACATTCATCATCCCGAGATCGCCCACGAGTTCGAGAAAAAGACTCCGAAGGGGAAAAAATTGCCCTACAAGGTAAAGCGAAAAGGTCGCCGACGAAAGCCGATCAGCCGAGCCGCCTCGTATTACCTTTCGCTCGCTGAGCAGGGTCGCCCACTGACCAGGAAGCAGCTCTACGCGCTCTCCATGGAGGGTGTAGCGTGCGATGTGTCTCCGCTCGTATCCGCGACGATCAAGAACACGAAGCAGGCCGTCATGCACCCTATCCAGTACACCAAGGACCTGGTGAGCGGCAGGCTCTTCAAGAGGACAAAGAGCGATCTTAGCAGAGGATACGGCAATCAGGTGCGGCGAGACAACGACCTTCCACCGATCTCCGAGAACAACATGATCTCGGTGAAGGATATCATTAAGCATCACAAGACGCACGAGGACGTTCACCGCTCTGGCTACGAGAAGTTCAAGAAGAGCACTTTTCCGGGGACCAAGGCAATCGCGGCAAAGCACAAGAGGCTTTGGCATCATCATGCAGGGGTTCGCACGAGATACGAGGCGCTCGACCGCCAAGGGAAGACCCACGTCTCCCAGCGGCAGTACGAGAGGGACGCTCAAGGGCGATTCGCGAGCTTCTCGCTGAGCCTAGTTGATAACGTCGTTCTTGGTTCTCAAGACTCAAAAGCAGCGCGAAAAAAAAGCTTGCCGGGCTCAGTAGCACTAGCTGGTGAGCCCAAGGATAGGTTCGCCAAGGCTCGTGCAGCCAAGCACCAGCGCCAGGTTCTTCCGAGGGCCCACTACGTGGTCCCCGCCGGCAATGCGGCCGAGATGCGCGACTCGATAATGGACCTGAAGTACGGTTTCCCTGACATCAAACTGGTGGTGCAGCTTCAGCGCTATCCAAATCCAGACCCAGAGGATAGGCGACAGTGGGTGCTCGTGAACGTCGAGACCGATAATGTCTCCGTTCTGCACTCTATCGACGGCGTCGCCAAGCGCAGCAAGGCCAGGGCGCTCAACTCAAGAGGTGACATGTCTCCTTTAGAGCCTACCGCTCGTGTGAAACCTCATCAAAGAGAGGCGATGGGCCTTAATGCCGTGTTCACGCTCCCAGAGAAGCGCGGTATGAAATTCTCTCGCGACGTGAAGAGATTTGCTCGTGGCGGAGTTGATCTTCAGGTCGCCGTTCGAAAGATCCTCGACGTGCCGAAGGTCGTCATAGCGGTGCGGTGCAGCGATGAGCACACGATGCAGCTGATCAAGCACTGGGCAGCTCAGGAGTGGGGCGCCCACGAGGTGGGAACGGCGACGTTTAACCAGGGTCATGAGATCAAGGGTGACTAGTGGCTGACAAAGAACCAAAGCAAGCCAGGACCGTAGCCCAGATTCTCGTCGGCGCTGGTCCCGATGGGTTTGTCCCACCTGGTGTGCTGGCCCTCAACCCGGTAGTCACCTCTCAGTGGTTTCGCAAAGTGCGTCTCATGCGCCGCGATCCAACGCTGGGACTGCTTCGCGACATATATCAGGCTGCCTTGCTTGGCTCCGAGTGGACAGTCGAGTGCGAGCATGAGGAGTTCAAGGATGCCGAGCTCTGCATCAAGCAATCGACTGTCCCTTTTCGAATTCAGTTTCTGCGCGACGCTCTGCGAGGATTTCTGGACTTCGGCTGGCAGCCGTATGAAGTAGTGAAGGAGCAGCACGAAGACACTGGTATGTTCTACGTGAAGAAATTTAAGGGACTGCTTCAGGATCTTACGACTATTCTCGTCGACTATCATGGCAATATGGTCGGCGTGCGAAACAGCGCAATTCACAATGTGTTGAACCCAAACCCGGTCTATCTGTACAGGGGCGACTTCGCCTGCTTATACCGTGATGCTGAGGGCACGAACTGGTACAGCGAGCCGCTCTTGCGCAGGTGCGAGAGACCCTATGACTCTTGGCTCGAGTGCGATGACGGGGCCAGGAGATTTGACGTCAAGATCGCAGGGTCACACTGGATCGTCTATTACCCAATGGGGACCTCTATACAGAAAGATCCCGTCACCGGAGCGGTCACTGGTGAGACAGATAATGCTGTGATCGCGGCGAATATTCTCAAGTCGCTGCAGTCATCTGGCATGGTCGCCGTGCCGAGCTCTATCCTTGGTCAGGTGGATGATATGAATAACTTCAACCCAGCTAACGCGGCATGGCGAGTTGAGCTCCAATCACCGCAGACTCAGCAGGGCGCTTTCGTCGAGCGCCTTAAGTATCATGATGTGCTAAAGGCCCGCGGCTTTGGCTTTCCTGAGCGAGCTATTCAGGAGGGTCAATTCGGCACCAAGGCAGAGGCCGAAGCACACGCTGACTTCGTGGTCGATAACCTGGAGATGACTCACAGGGAGATCATGGCCCTGCTGAATAGCCAGGTGGTCAATGTTCTTCTTGAGCTGAATTACGGTCCTCGATACGTGGACAAGGTCAAGGTCACGGCTTCGCCGCTCGTCGATGAGAAGCGAGCGTTCATCAAGGGACTCTATGAGAAGCACTGGGGAACAGAGGCTGGGCAGGCTCAAGAGCAGGCTCACCTAGACTGGGCTGCTATTCGAGAGCAGCTCGGCGCGCCTGAGGTGAAGGGCATCCAGAAACAGCCTGGTCAGGCCGTCATGCGAGCTAGCCTCAGTCGCAAGCAACGATATCTCATGGCCAAGAGAAACGGAGCTGAGAGAAACGGGCATGCTAGTATTAACTCGATATAATAGGAGCATCATAGATGGGCGCGATAGGGCTAACGGAGTGGCTAACGCTCGCGGGATTAATGGTGACAATAGGCTCCGCCTTTGCTATACCGCTCGCCATCTGGATGGCCAAGATGTGGAGCAGCACAAAGATCACGCACATACGACTCAAGAGTCTCTCATGGAGGATCAGGAGACTTGAGACCACCAAGCCAGCTGAGCTGGTGACTGCGATGAGCAGTGTGGCTACCTTGGCCAATACCGTGAGCACCCTGAACGACCGGGTCAATGAGCACGCTGAGCACTTGGCTGTTCATGAGACCAGGATCAACAGCAACGACGCCGAGATCAAGAACCTCAGGGAGAAGCAGCATAACCTAAGCAATAGGATGACTGCTACTGAAGGTGAGCAGAGCTGACGGTATATTACTCGTGTCCCTGTTTATGAAAGGTCCTATTATGAAGCTCTCTGATGCTGTCGCGCTCGCGAAAAAATTCGAGTCAGTCGAGCCGATTGTCCTGTCCGATGCCAAAACGGCACTGACCTCGTTTGGCCCAGCAATCGCGGAAGAGTTTCCGAAGATTGGCGCGGACCTAGCGAAGGCGAACGCGGTCGTCGATTTTTTATCGCAATCAAACGCCTCGTTTCTCGCGAACTTCGACAAGACGCTGGCGTTCCTGACTCAGCTGGAGACAGTACTGGGAGCATCATCTTGAGCCAGCTTCCCTCGAAGGTCATGGTGAACATGCAGACCGTGTTGCACTACTCGGGCATTTTGCTGTACGCCGTCGCATTTGGGTTGTCTCAGAATACTGATCTGACGACAGCCCTTGGTTTATCCCCAGCGCTCGTTGGGCTGATCCTGCAGACCATCGGTGAGCGCATCGGAAAGCAGAACGTCAAGCAGGCAGCCGAGGCGCTTCCCGAGCCGCCCAAGTCAGCGAGCGGACAGCCTGTGCCTAGGTTGCGGCAGTTGCTTACGCTGGCTGTGTCTGAGGCGTACTCGCAGGGCAATACGGCTCTGGTGACTCACTTGAACGAGACTCCATTTGCGAAGCAGCAAGAGGGAGGGCAGTAATGAGTCGCGTCCTTTCTCTACTTCTGCTATTCGTAATTACCGGCTGTGCCGGAGCTTATTCTCCGGTTTCTATCAAGGCGAAGGGTCGCCTCAGAGGCGAACCCGTCAATGGCGGACCTGCGATAGTAGTGCCATCGACTCTCACTATTGCTGCCGGGAAAATTCTCAAGTTAGAGGCGACTACGAACCTATCAAAGGTTCACTGGGTCAAGTCAGATGACTCTGATGATCTGAATCTCCTTGATGAGGAGTTTAACCCTGCGCCGCTTAAGACCTTAGCCTGGTCGATGGTGCCGGGAGAGTACATCGTCAGGGCGTACGGCGGCGACGTAATCTCTAACGAGTGCACTGTTACCGTCACAGAGAGTGACTCAGCGCGAAAACCAGGACCGCAAGGTCCACCTGGACCGCAGGGTCCACCTGGACCGCAGGGGCCTAAGGGTGACCCTGGTCCGCAGGGGCCACCTGGTGATGAACCAGGACCAGGACCAGGGCCAGGACCAGGGCCAGGACCTAATCCGCCGGTCACGGCTGCTAAGCTTCTCATTGTCATTATCACTGATACCAATAATTTGCCCCAGCAGCAGGCTGTTGGTGCTATTCTCCGTGATCCATTCTTCGCTGTTGGCTCAGGTCCGCTGGTTCCCAAGGACTCGATCTTTGGCAAGGGTCATAAGTGGGTGTGGTACAACTCTGAGAGCATATCAGACGGCGGACAGATTAAGACGCTCTACGCAAAGCAGATCGCCGCGAACGGCGGATACCCCACTGTGGTCGTAAAGAACTTGCAGACCGGAGATTGGCTAAACATCACGCCGGCCGATATGCAGATGCCAAAGACAGTCGATAAGATGCGCGCCCTCATTGGAAAGTACTCGCCGTGATTGATCACACAAAAGTTAAGCTCGGGAAACACGCACCGCGCATCGATGAGCGAACGCTTAAGCTCGCAAGGTACTTGACACCAGGGTTGCCGCCAGCGCCGTCGATCGTCGACTGGACGCCTCCGGGAATCAGCTGGGGAGCGATGGCCAATGATAGTATTGGCGACTGCACATGTGCTGGGTTCGGTCACGGTATTCAGGTCTGGACGGGCAATAACGGCGCGATCGTTACACCGTCTGACGCTGACGTGATTGGCATGTATTCGGCGATCAGCGGCTATGATCCGCGCACTGGTCGCAATGACAACGGCTGTAATGAGCTTGACGTCATGAATTACATGGCCAAAATTGGATTGTCTGGCTATAAGATCGGAGCCTACGCTTCTATCGAGGCCGGCAACAGTCAATTGGATTTGCCGACGTTTCAGCAGACTATTTATTGCTTTGCGTTCTCCTACATCGGAATTCAGCTTCCGACTGCATGGCAGGGCAAGAATGTGTGGGACGTCTATGGCCCGCTGTCCAATCATCAGAATCAACCGGGCTCATGGGGTGGTCACGCTGTCATCGTCGTGGGTTACATAGATCAGGGCGGAGCCCTCAAGTTCAAGGTCGTGACATGGGGCGCACTGATTGACATGACTCCGGCAGCGGCGGAGGCCTATATCGACGAGGCCTATGGGATTATCGCCCCAAGTTGGTTCACGAACAACACTGCACCGAACGCCATCGATATGACAGCTCTTAATGCCGATCTGCAGGCCGTTAGAGCTGCCTGATCCTAGTTACTTCTTTAAAGGAGCACTCTATGAAAGCGTTCTTGATTCCGCTCTTGCTCACGATCGCGTATCCGGCGCTCGCGGTAGCTCAGTACGATACATTCGCGCCTCAGCCCGCGGCCGTTTCTACCTCTACTCCGCAAATCAGCGGCGATACATTCGCGCCTGAGCCGGAGCTAACCTCGCGACCTCTGGCTACTGATGACGCCGCGCACACGCCCATGAGCGAGGTAGTTCGCGTGATCAACATGCTCCCACGACCTGAGGTCGCCTTCGTCGACTTCGGCTGCGGTTATGACGCCCGCTGGTGCGTAGCCGCAGCAGAAAAATGGAAATGTAAGTGCATCGGAGTTGAGCTTGATCCTAGCAGGGCCAGGGCGGCGCGCGAGCGCATCAGAAATCTCGGACTCGACGGCTATGTCACGATCGTCGAGGGAGACGTGGCGAACACGCCAGTCTCCGGCGACGTAGCCGTGGCGTATCTATACCCAACAGTGCTCGCCAAGCTGAAGCCACGATTGCAATCATTCAAGGCATTCGCCAGTTATCTTCATCAGCCGTCAGGAATAGCTTGCACAAAGAGCGGTGATACCTGGATCTATCAGCGGCAGTTTCAATCAACTGCTGCACCGGCTCAGGGTGCTGTGTGGGACGGTGTATTTTATAACCAGCCGGTTTGCACATCACCCAACTGCGCGATGTGCAATAGTATTCGCAGACAACTACGACAGTAGTTGCGAGGCGATGTCGCTGATTTCGCAAATCTACAAAGGAGATAAGATGAATCCTCTCTCGGCATCACAGCAGAAGCTCGCATCAGCAGCACTCTCATCAGCGCAAGGTGATCCTGCGCTAGCAGGCATGCTGCCGGCATGGCTCGCGACTCTCATCAACTTGATCCTGCCAGGGTTACCTGCGCTGTTCACCGGGCTATGTGGATTTCCAGCGTCTACATCAGCCGTCGAGTTTCACGATCACCTGAGCGCAGGATATGATGAGTCAACTTGCGAGTACACTCAAGGTGTTCTTGGTCCCGTCGTTCATGATGCTCGCGTGAAGGCCAGGCGAGGTGGTAACCCGATCACGATTTCGCAGGCGCGTGCCGTGGCAACTCATGTCCTGGACGCCTCGAGACACGCGGATGTCGCGACTGTGCAGCTGGCCATCGACGGGCAGTGATACCCGTCTACTCAAACCGGAGACCGGCCGAAGTTTACACACGCGATAGCTCGCGATTTCGAGAGTCATTAGCAGTCGAGGACTAAGATCATGCCCAACGTAATCGACCCATCGGCGATACAGTTCTGCAACCAAAACATCCGTCCCGTCGCTGATCAGATTGCCCAGCTGCAGACGACGCTGGCCGTGACGTTGGCAGCATGGTCCGCGAAGGGCATGGGCGCGATGATCCCGAACGACTCGTCTGTTATCGAGGACGGTTCGCCAGCAGACGGTCGCACGCCGCTACAGGGTGCCGACGTGAACGCACTAATCGCACTGCTGACGACGTTGCAGGGTATGGCCACGGGGCAGAATTCGGCAATGCCGACGGTGCTCAAAATCGCGGTCAATCCAGTGAGGGGCTAGTGCGTGGCGTTCACCTCAACAACAATTGCATACGGGACTCGCGATGACACCCGAAGTGATCGATAAAATTATCGCGGAGACTCGCGAAAAGTACCGGGCGAAGCCAGCGGCAGTTGCACATAGAAAGCACGCGAAACCGAAGCACTGGACCGTGGCAGGTGACGAAGCGCGAGTCTGGTGCGATGCACCAGACCAGAAGAAGGCATTCAGAATTCTGCGACAGGCATTACCGGGACTCAAAAGAGAGCAAGTCATCCTCAGATTGAAAAGGCATCCAGTTAGCTAAATGACACTTCCGGCAGCTAGTGTTGCAGAAGTTCGCCCCGGTTCGGGAAGCGACAACAATGGAGGTGGCTATGTCACCGGTTCGTCTGGCACTGATTACAGCCAGCAGGCGAGTGCCCAATATGCCTTGAGCGGATTGACCACGTCAGGGGCGAGTGCAACCGTATCCACTGCTTCTGCCACATCTGACATGGTAGGAAATTGGACACAGATCACAGCGGGCACGAACTTCACCACCGGCATCTACAATGTGGCGTCTGTTGTTGTCGGATCGTCAATCACATTCGACCGCAACGTGGCAACTGGTGTCGGGGCAGCAGGTACGGCAAATGTAGGCGGTGCTCTGGCGACGATTACTAAAGCAGAGGGAGTGCTCGTTGCCGGGAACACTGCATGGCTCAAGGCTGACGGCACGAACCAGACAATTTCATCATCAATCATCCTCAGTAATCCCGGCGACCAGACAAGCGGCGTCATTACGTGGCAAGGGTATCACACGACTCGCGGAGACCACGACGGGACGCGACCGCTGATTACGACTGCCACGAACAACCTGATGATGATTAAAGACAACGCCAGCGTGACATTGAACTTTCGTGTGTTCGACAACATCGACTTTAGCACCACTGCGGGTACACCTGGATATGCGTTTGTTCCGGGATTCAATCGGACCACAGCCAATTGGAGAATTTCCAACTGCAAACTGTCGGGTCACAAAGCAGCTATTCTCTCCGACAATTCAATCGCATTCGCGATTTCGAATTTGATCTGCGACGGACTTGAAGTGACCGGCGGCGCAGATGGCATTATCATTGCGAACACGAGCCGGATTATGAACTGCTACATCCACGGCAACACCGGCGCTGGCATCAAAATTCCGTCGATGGGCGTGTCTGGCGTCAACGGTTACACCGTTCGCAACTGTGTGTTTTATAGCAACGCAACCGGAATCAACCTCACGTCGGCGGCCGGATCATCAGCAACGAGCGGGAGCATGATCGACGTGGGTCATTGTGATTTTGTCTCGCAGACCAGCGACGGAATCGTGAGTGCGATCGCCAACGGAAATTTCTTCGGGCTGCTTCTGCAAAATTCGATTTTCTGGGGCAACGGCGGGTATGGAGTAAACGACACCAACTCGGCCGCGTTTATCGTCGCGAACCGCAACAACGCCTACGGTTCGAACACCAGTGGGGCGCGCAATAATCTCGCCGCCGGCAGCGGAGACGTGACGCTGACTGCCGATCCGTTTACCGCACGCACTAGCAATGACTTCTCGCTGAACTCGACGGCTGGCGGCGGGGCAGCGTGCAAGGCGGCGGGGTTTCCGGGGTCGCTGCCGGGGCTGGTTACAGCGGGGTTTGCGGACGGCGGGGCGTTGCAGAGTCAGGCGGCGGCGGGTGGCGCGAACCGTGCGGCACTTCCATCTGGTCTTTCCGCTTTAGGATAAATCATGGCAGAGCGGATACCTCAATCAGTCGCCAAGCGTGTGGCGTTCCGGGCTTACCTGTCATCGGATGGCAAGACGCTGGCGACCGGGAAGACTATTGCAATCACGATCAGCAAGAACGGCGGGTTATTCGGGAACCCGGCGGCCGGCGTGACAAACGCAACCGAAATTTCGAGCGGGTTCTATTACTTCGATCTAGGGACCGGCGACACAGGCACGACCGGGCCGCTAGCATGGCGCGGGGCTGAGGCGTCAATCAATGACGCTGGCGACGCGTATGAAGTCGCGAATGCACACAATGCAGGGTTTGACGGCGTGCCGAATGCCACAGCCGGCGCAAATGGAGGCGTGCCCACGGTCGACGCCAATAACAACCTCCACGGCTTGCAGGTCGGAACGGGTACGGGCCAGTTGAATTCCAGCGGCGGCAAAGTCCCGGCGACTATTGCCAGTGGTGACGGCGTAGATGCTGCGACGCTCTTGACACGACTTACGTCCGCCAGGGCCGGCTATCTCGATAACCTTAACGTCGGCGGCGCTGTTGCCAGTCACGCTGATATCGTCGCTATTAATCAGTCTGCATCGAAGCACTTGTTGCTGACTACCATCGGGCAGTATGTCCCTGGTGAGACCTATACCATCGAGTGCCGCACGTACTCCGCCGTCGACGGAACGGCTGTGAATGCCGATACGACTCCGACGCTGACGGCCACGGGCAACACAAGCGGCAATTTGTCGGGCAATTTGTCTGCTGCCACAAACCCATCAACAGGTGTGTACCGCTGGACGTATACACCGGGCGCTTCACCGACACTCGAGCAAATACGCATGGATGTATCGGCGACAATTTCGTCTGTCGTATACACTCTATCGGCATACACGCAGACTGTCGACGAGGCATCCGTCGTGTGGACTGCCACGGATCAGTCGCATCTTACATCCATCTACAACAAGCTGCCGACAAATAACATAGCTGACGAGACGTTGCTCTTGACGGCGGTAGGGACGCCGATGCAAGCGGGCGCATCAGTCGCGCTATCTGTCAGTCAGCCTAACTACGCGCCCGCAAAGGCCGGCGATGCAATGGCGCTCATATCAGCGTACGACGCTGCCAAGACAGCAGCCCAGGCGAGCGTGCTCGCGGCTAACTATGCGGCGCTTCTAGTCGCCATCGGAACGCCGATGCAGGCTGGCGCCCTGGTCACCTTATTGAATGGACAGCTGGTCTTCAAGAAGGACGTCGGTATCAGCGGCTATACATTCCCGATGTTTAACGCGGCGAACCCACAGCAGCTCTTATCTGGGTTATCTGGGCAAATCACGCTCCAGAGATCTATCGACGGTAATTCGTATGCTAACGTTGCCAATATGAGCGGCATCACAGAGATCGGCACCAGCGGCACCTACAAGGTAGATTTGGCCAATACAGATATGAACGGCGGCGGCATCACGTTCCTCGCGACTGCCGTCGGCGCCATCGAGCTTCCCTTCACGCTGTACACGCAGCCGTGATGTGCTATCATGATGATATTCTGGGGTCATACGCAGAGGACCATGGGCATCGCGTCTAGGGTGATCTGGCGCCCAGTTACGGGAGCCATCACCCAGCAGCCGGTGCCGGGACCTCCATTTGTGCTCGGCGCGCCGAGCACGGTCTTCGTCATCAGGTTACCGCAGCAGCCATATCTCGTTCCGCCGAGCAACTGAGCATCTAAATGCTAGTCATAAAGAAGCGCGTACTCGCCATACCGATACTTTACTTCGATTTCACTAGGCAGCTGGCGCCCGGTGAGACGATCACGTCGTGCGATCCGCATCCAACGATGATACTGCCAAGTCCAACGAACACTGATCTCTCGTTCTCGACTCTCACTGTTAATCTTTCTGGGCCGTTGACACCGCCATCACCAGCTACGCAGATTGGCATCGGCAAAGGTGTCTTGTGCACTGTTTCTGGTGGCGTGCTTCCTGAGGATCCTACTGCGCCTACTGCAGTTCTTCCAGATGGGACCATCGGCACTGTTTACCTGTTTAGCTTCTCGGTTACTACATCGCTGCAGCAGAACGGCGTTTATCGAGTAATCAATGAGCAGTATCAGATCTGGGTAAGCAACGACGACTACCCGGCATTCTGGACCTCTCACTGGGAGATGAATAGGCGCTATTCCGCCGATGCTATTACTCAATGGGCCGATACCGCTAACACTGGAGTCACGTCAGATATTTTAAATAACATCTGGGCTGCGGTTGACGAGGCGACAGATGACTTTAAGATGCAGCTTCGAGGCAGTCCATGCGGTATTATTACTCCGCAGATTGCCCAGCAGTCATCCGGGCTCCGTCGCAACTGCACGATGCTCGCGGCATCGATTCTTTATCGAGCTAGGGGCATCAGAGACACGTCTGATGAGGAGGGTCGCGATCGATTTAGCTCGGACGTAAAGCGAGTCGAGAAGTTTATCAAGCAGTGCAGGGCAGGGCAGCGCAGACTAGTAGATGGCGATGTCGGGGTCACAACTCACCCATTCTCGGTGCAGTCAGTGCAGCCATATCAATCACCCATCGGTCCACTGCTGAGTCCAGGACAGGTGTCTATGGTCAATCAGGTGAGTGAGCTGCAGGGCATCCCGTCTTATAACAGCTGGTTCATGAGCTTTGACACCTTCTGGTGGGGCTGGCCTCAGTAAGGGTAAATTATGCACTTAGAGAACAACGCTTTGGTGCTCGAGCACCGGGTCAATCACCTCATGCAAAAGGTACAGCAGATGTCAGCAGCACTCGATGCTCTCACAGCTCAGGTCACGGCGAACACAAGTGCGGAGGCCTCGGCAGCTCAGCTTCTTAAGAATCTCAAGGACAAGCTCGATGCGGCAATCGCCTCGGCTCCGCAGGACGATTCCGCGGCGCTGAACGCGCTCTCAACAGAGCTCGGCACAAGTCAGGCGGCCCTGGCCGCGGCCGTCGTCGCCAATACGCCCGCTGCCTAATGACGCCAGATCAGCTATCTTCGATCGCCGCCTCCAGGTACTTCGCATGGTCTCTGGAGGCGGCCTCTGATCCGGTGGGCTATGCTCTCGACTGCTCAGAAGTCGAGCACCAAGTATTCGCGATGGCGCAGGATCATGGCATCAAGGTCTTCAGATCGCTTCCCAAGCGCCAAAGGATAGCTGCCACTGAGATGTTTCGCTCGATAGCGCGAAGTATCACAGACGAGAACATGTCTCGCGTGCGAGCTGATCTATTGAAGGCGATTCGAGTAGCCTCACAGCTCTCCGAGGCGAAGCGATTACAGTATATTCGCAGGGCCCTCACTAGAATTGGTGTCTACGGCGAGGATAAGTCTCTGATACAGACTGTAGCCAGGACTCAGTCATCTATCGCTGATGCGGCGGCTACCTGGATTCAGGGATACAGTGATCCCAGTATTTGGGGCTTTGAGTACGTCGCCAAGATAGACGCCAGGAAGAGTCACAGAGCTCTTCACGGCGTCAGGTATCCCAAGCGTCATAAGTTCTGGCGCTCATATTTCACCCCGAATGGGTGGAATTGTCGCTGTCGCTGTAGGCCGATCAGATTTGGCTCTCGATTGGCTAAGACTCGGCCGTTCATCGGAACTCCGGACGTCGACCCTGGATTTCGTTTCAATGCGGGCGCACTAGTGACAGGGTATATTTAGCATAGCATGGCCAAAAATAGACTCAGAACTGAGTGGTTTCTAAAGCTTCCCAAGACAGTCTGCTTATCAGTGGACGCGTCCTGCGGGCTCGATGAGCCTGAGCTTATCTCGAGAAAAGAGCTCGCGTACCCTGGAACCTTTGTCAAGGTAGATGATAACGGGGAGACTCAATTCGAGCTTCCCGTCGATGAGTTCCAGCTCGAGCACTGGGTGCGCACGTTCAATCAGATGGCCCATGACGGCATCCCAGTACCAGTTCCTATCGGTCACACTACTGACCCCGAGGCCCGTCGAGGCACCGTGGTCAAGATGGCCGTTGAGCCGTCTGAGCACCCAAATCGGCGAGGTCAGCCGGCGCTATTCGCCTACATAAAATGGCGAAGGCCAGAATACAAGGAGCAGTTTAGGGAGAGCGACGTTTCCCTATTCATGCCGCATGAATTTACGTCTGGCGTCGGCAAGCGCTATGCTAGACCAATTCGCCACGTGGCGATTACGGATTATCCCGTTGTTCCAGCTCTGAGTAAATTCTCTGACGTAGCGGCTCAGTTAGCAAATCAATCAGGCATCGAGCTTTCATTCATCGCTTGCGATCACGAAGAAGGAAATAATATGGCAAGTCCGGCCCTTGTTAATCTCGCTCAGAAGCTCGGAGTTGAGTGCCCCGAAGGGGCCGATGACGAGGCGATCAGCGAGTGCATCGAGCAAGCTTTCAACTCCGCTCCTCCAGGTGAAGGTGAAGGCGAAGGCGGCGAGGGTGAGGAAGAAGAGCTTCCTGAATTCGAGGAAGAGGAAGAGGAAGGGGAGCTCTCCGAGGCCGAGGGAATGGGCGCCGGGGTTCCTCCTGAAGTCTTCGAGGACGAGGGTGAGGGTGATGAGTTCGGTGGTGGGCGACGCAACAGAGCCCATGATCGCAATTACGAGCCTCCCCCGGCCATGAGCTTCGACGTTCCGAAGTCCCTTCAGAATCGCCTGGTCAAGGCTCGCGAACAAGAGCTCCTGGGTCTCGTGACCAGTAAGAAGATCTCGGTCCCGGTGATGAAGCAGCTCAAGGCAAAGTACGCGACGCCGAAGGCCGTTTCCTTCGCCCTCTCGCATGAGACCATGTATCCCAACGAGACAGGAGATGACTTCGACGACATCGTCGCAGCCCTCTCGCTGAACAGTCCGATCACCTCGACGGGAGAGCGAACCAATCATCAGCAATCACCTAACCATGGTGACAACGGCACGCCGTCCATCGTCAAGGACGCCGAGCGACGAGCCGCACAGCACGCTGCCCGTCATCGGCGAAATTCGTAAACGCTTAATTCGATCTCACGACTCTATACTCACAAACGGGACTCGACAAATGAAATTTTCGCTTCTGCCCACGCTGGCTATCATCGCGATCATGGCGCTGGCATGCGCAATTTTTCCGGAGTACTCCGAGGCGATCCTTGCGCTCGGTATGCTGGGTGCCGTGGCTCAGGGGCCGATCACTGACCGGGTGCGACCGTATGAGCTCGTGCGCTGGGAGCCGAATCAGCTCTACACAAGAACGGCTCAGACGATCAAAAACACGTCTGGCATTTCCATCGCGGCTGGGGCAATTCAGGCCGGGCTTCCGCTTAAGAAAGTCGCCACCCAGTGGACAGCCGCAAACTCCGGCGACGAGGCTTCGGTCGTCGGTCTCTTTCTTGGCGATGACTCGCAGAATATCCCCGAGGCGCTCGCAAATAACGCAATCACCGCGGCCAAGTATCCGATCTTGTTTCGTGGCCCCGCCCTGATCAACCAATCAATGATTCAGGCTGCCGATCTCGCTGGTGTGGCGTATACCGCCGCGACTATCATCACCTCACTGCAGGCCTTGAATCCGCCCATCGACATGCTGACCGAGCCCGCTGCCGCGGCGATCGGAACGCAGACGACGTAATCAAGACACTAGTTCTCTGTTGTCAGTTTAACCCAGTCTCGAGAGAATCAAAGGAAGACACGAATGGCCCTCTTAGACATATTCGACGGCTCGCCGTTCGATTTGCAGAGTCTTACGCTGGCGATCGACAAGCTGCCGTATATGCCAGGTCGAATCGGAGAAATGGGGCTGTTCCAGCAGCGCCCGATTACGACAAGGCATGCAGTCATCGAAGAGCGCCAGGGCATCCTGCAGCTGGTTCAGACCCAGACTCGCGGCTCCTCGCTGCAGAACACGATGCACCAACCTCGCCGCAAGGAGCGAGCGTTCCAGGTGCCTCACATGCCTCAGTGGTTTGAGCTCCTCGCTGAGGACCTGGAGGGCAAGCGAGCCTTCGGGAGCGAGGACCAGACCGAGGTCTTCTCACAGATCGTCAACGATCGCCTCGAGCAGATGAAGGCCAATCAGGAGGTCACCTGGGAGTACCACCGCATCGGCGCTCTCACGGGCGTCATCCTGGACGCTGACGGCTCCACGGTCGAGAACTTCTTCACCGACTTCGGCATCTCGCAGACGAGCATTACTGTTGACTTCACGGACGCGGGGACATACGCGTTACCGAACCCGACGGTCGACATGAAGATGCTCGCCCAGGGTCTCATCCGCCAGATGCAGGTCGCCCTCGGTAACACCCCGTTCACCGGAGTCAAGGTGATCTGCGGGAACCAGTTCTGGGACAACTTCGTGCACCACGGCACCGTCCGCAAGGCGTACGAGTACTATCAGCAGAACAGCTTCTTGCGCGAGACCCAGATCCCCGGCGGCTCTCAGGAAGGTGGATTCAACTTCGCTGATGTGTCCTGGGAGAACTATCGCGGATTCGTCGGAACCACGCGATTCATTCCGACTACGCAGGCGATCGCGTTCCCGACCGGCGCCCGTGACCTGTTCCTTGAAGTGGTCGCTCCCGGCGACTTCGTCGAGACGGTCAATACCCGCGGTCAGCTGATCTACGCGAAGCAGGAGAGGCTGCCCTTCGACAAGGGTATCATGATGCACGTTCAGAGCAATGTGCTCTATATGTGCACGCGACCCGCCTGCTTGATCAAGCTCACCGGCACGAACCTCAACACTGGCTTGGAGTTCTCTGGACTCTACTCGTAACACGAATGATCAGGGTTCGAGTTAAGACTGATCTTCGCCGGATGCGAAAGCTACGGCGCGATATTCAAGCGAAGCAAGGCCCGGTAAAGGATGTTCAGCGAAGCTGGGCAGATCTCTACCGGGCCTTTATCGTGAAGAGGTTCACCTTGTTTTCGCTTGGCGGAGGAAACTGGAAGCCAATCTCTGATAAGAGAGCGAAGAAAAAGGGTCATAGGCGCATCCTGGTAGACACTAGGTTCCTGCGCCTAAAGCTATCAGCGATCATCGATGTGATCAGGGTCACGTCAAGGTCAATGGTCTTTGGTTTCAGGTCCACGATTCATCACCCGACCGCTAACATGCCAGTGGCTGACCTTGCCGAGATTCATCAGCAGGGCCTAGGCAATAACCCTGAAAGAAAAATCCTCGTCGAGCCCGACGACCAGTCGATCAAGGACATGAAGAAAGCTGCCAAGAAAACGTTCACGGAGGTGCTCCGTGGCTGAGGAGTGTCCTCCAGCTCAGGTGTATGATGCCCTCTGGGGTCTCGTGGAGGGATCAGCCTATTTCCAGTCACTGGTAAAGCAGGGCAATAGGATAAAATTCAATAAGCAGAGCTTCATACCGCCGGACAAGATCGAGATCTCGACGACAGATGTGCCCGAGGTGACTCTCGTCGCCAATCAGTCTCAGGCTAATCTTCAGGGTAACTCGACCGCCTCGAAGCTTGTGTTCAACTACGAGTGGTGGATCTCGACTGGTGACGTTAACGTCATTCGAGGTATATTACCAGTGACGTGGGCGATCTGGTGCGCTATGGCGAACTGGAAGAATGTTCTTCCTTTGCTCAAGTGGAGCGGTCAGCCCTTCGTCAAGCGCTATGACTTTATCACGGGCAGTGTTCTTCTCACTGACTCCGAGAAAAATAGGGGAATTCGCGGCTTTAGCTCGATATGGGGCTGCGAGGTTGAGATGTGGTTCAAGACAGATGACCTGATCACGCAAAATAGCGGAGCATAATATGGCTGTTCACAGCGGCAAGTTCGGCGTGGTCAACAACCAGTCCACGGTTCGCAACTGGTCAATCAACGACTCCCAGACGCTGGCCAAGGGCGTAGCGTCCAACACAGCGTTTGGTCCTTTCCGCCGACGCGGTGTTGAGGAGTGGACTGGAAGCTTCGCCCAGTACGGTAAGCAGCCAACAGTAATGCCCGGCGACTCATTCACATTTCAGGGTTACACTGCACCGGATAATGATGCATATGGTGCCGGTATTGAATACTCGGGCACTGCCATCGTCAGGCAGCTCGTCGTGAACTGGAACTTCGAAGGCGGTGAGATGATCAATATGGCCATCGATTTCGATGGTCATCTAAATCTCACATCGCAGGGCGTCAGCGGGGCTGTTTATCTGGATGTCAGCACGCCGACGATTCCACCGATCGCGCTCGGCAGCCTGAGCTACGCGACCGTGTCACCGTGGACGTCATTTACGACGTGGTCAGATGTGGCATCAGCCACGTTGACTATCACTAACGAGGTGCAGGAGTACGTTAACTCGAGCACTATTGTCGCCGCGGCGGGGGTTAATCACCTGTGGAAGGGTCGCAAATCCGGCAACATGGACTGCACCCTATCGGTCGTCGAGCAGAACTTGAACCGCTCTAGATTTAATAAGGGCGATGATATCGCCGTTCGATTGTACGTCGATGCGACTACGTTTTGGGAGCTTAAGTGGGCTCAGGTGAAAGATTTTACTGGAATCCAGGTTGATCGCGAAACGGCGAAGATCCTTCAGCAGACTGTTAATACAGAATTCAACGGAGTGCTGACTGCTGATGGATCACTCGGTTCTATTAAGCTACCGGACCTCACCACCTGGTGGCCGGTTGCTCAGTCCTAAGTTTTATTGTCCTCTTGCGGAGACTTAAATGCCGCCTAGCATTTCTGCGGCCTCGGCGCCCCTGACACTGAAGGGTGTCGATTACAATATCTCCCCTCTTTCCGATCGTGACTGGGATGAGCTGAACAACTGGCTCAGGTCTCGGCTCATCAAGATCGCTCGTAATTCTCTCACTCCCGACATGGATCAGGAGAGCAGGGATGAGGTCGTCGGCGCCGCGGTTCGCGAAGCATCAAAGATTGATCTGATGACCGGTCGCGGGCTGCGAGAGCTCTCTGGACCAGAGGGTCAGTGCCGCATGCTCTATCAGAGCTTGAAGCGCGAGCATCCGCGAATGACTGCCGAGCAGTGCAAGAAGCTCTTGTTTCGCGATGATGGAAAACCCGATGGTGAGTCAATCAAGGAATTCGCAAGAATTTTTTCTGATCTCAATATGCCTGAGCGACTCAGGAAGAAAGACAAAGACAAGGAGGACGGGGCCCAGCAAGACGGGACCCCAAAAGAGGTGAGCGAGACCCAAGAACAATAACCAAGAAAGAAGTCTACGCCAGGCTGCTAGACAAGTACAAGGGGTGGACCTACGACACGATCGCAAGGATGACCCCAATTCAGTGGGAGCACGCTCTCGAGGATCACAAAGAGACTAGCCCAGTAGTTGAGTTCGCCACGGAAGAGGAATACAGCAAATGGCTGACAAGTCGTCAATCGAGATAGGCGGCGACTACGATGACCTCGAGGAGGCCCTCGGCGAGAGCGAGCAGCTGTTTGACGAGTTCGGCGAGCACATTGAGCAGTCTGCGTCCGTCGCCGAGTCAACGTGGCAGAAGGCTGGCGACGCGATCCGCGAAGTTGGTGGAATGGTCGCCTCCGCATGGCAGGCCGTTACCGAGATCATAGAGCAGGGTTTTAATGATATCTGGGCTAACATTAAAAAGGGCACCCAGAACTTCATCGAGATGACCCGCGATATTGATCAGCTGGGCAACATGATTCACGCGATGGGTCACAGTGTCGGGTACACGCTCAATGGTCTTGAGCAGATGAGCGACGCTCTGAAGGGAATCTCGGTCAATGGCCAGGACGCGATACGAGCAGCTCAGCTGACGCTATTGCAGTTTCGCAATGTGCGTGGCGATGTGTTCAAGGACGCTATTAAGTCGGCCATGGACTTCGCTGCGACGATGGGCGGATCATTAAGCTCAGCAGCCGAGCACTACGGCAAGCTGCTGCAGGATCCAATCGAGGGGCTCAAGGACCTGGCGCAGAGCGGTACGAAGTTTACTGAGCAGCAGCTTCGCATGATCGAGGCCATGGAGAAGGCGAACGACATGATGGGCCTTCAGCGAATGATTCTCGCTAAGCTCAGTGAGCAATATCACGGTGCTGCTGAGAATCAGGCCAATACTTTGTGGGGCGCGCTGGAGCGCCTGAATAACATCTTCGATGACATCTACAGGACCATTGGCAGCCTGCTGGCTCCTACCCTGACCAATAAGCTCATCCCGATTATGGAGAAGGTTGCCAAGGTTGTTCATTACCTAGTGGATCAGGCGTCTCAGGGTGGTGATTTTATCGGTGATGCATTTGATAAGGCAATCGAGGTGGCTAAGGAGTGGGGTGAGGTCTTGCTAAGCTACGGCGTTAAGGTCTTTGCCGTGCTGCAGACTGCAGTGCAGAACTGGGGCACTACGTGGGCAATGATCTGGACAGGCGCAAAGATGCTCGCGCTCGAGGTGATGGCCTATGTGCTCGAGAAAATGCTTGAGCTAGCCGACATGGCAGTTGGAGCCTGGAAGCAGATCGCAGCAGCTATTCAACCACTCGTAGAGTTAGCTCAGGCTGCGTTTAATGTAGTCGTAAACCTAGCGCTCAGCGCGTGGGACGCGATCATGGCGGCGTCCGAGTGGGTGTGGGAGAATATCGGAAAGCACGTGCTTGACTGGGTCGCCGTAGCGATCGGTGCTGTTACATTCGCGGTGGTGATGCTGATCGGTATGTGGCAGACCTACGTTGAGGCTGTCTCGCTGAGCTGGTCAATCATAAAAGCTACTACCAAGGCTGAGTGGGACTTTATGGTGTTCGTCGCTAAGGTCGCTTTTAACACCATCGCCATGATGCTGAAGCCATTTTATGTAGTGTTCACAACGGTGTTTAAGGCGATATTTGACTTCGCCGTATTCGCCATCAGCAACTGGGTTGACTTTTTCAGCGGATCATTTACGCTGCTATCGACGCTAGTCATAACAGTATGCAAAGGGTGGCTCAACGCGTTCTCAGAAATGTTTGGCGGCATCGAGGAGGGTGCTGATTCAATATTCGGCCAGATCTTTGAGTATCTGAGGATGCTCGGCTTTACTGTGATGAACGTAGTTCGCATTAAGATCAATGATGCCATGAAGCCCGCCTTTGACGCGATGGATAAGGTTGGCAAAGCGTTTGGCACAGCAAGGGACAAGGCTGCTGCTGCCGCGGCTGATATCAAGGATAAGTTCAACGCAGCGTTCGCTGGTGTCGGGATGCCCGACATAAACAAGATCATCACAGACCTGCGAGCAGATGCTAAGGGTCTGGGCGGAGACTTCGACAAGGCATTTGACGGGTTCAAGAATAAGTTCGGCGCTAATCTTGGCGTAGATCAAAAGGAGCTTGAGAAGTGGCGCGAGAAACTTCGTGACATAATCAACTTTGGACCCGGTGGCAATGAAACAGAGGAGCCTCCATTTGGCTTTGATTGGCCTAGCGAAAAGAAAAAGAAAGAGCATGAGCATGGCAGCGGAGCCAATGTCGGTATTGAGGACCTGATGGCCCTCAATCGTCGTATACAGCAAGCAGCTGCTAAATCACCTGAGGTAGAGGCTACTGAAAAGCAATCAGAGCTTATGAAAGAGCTTAATGATGCCAAGATGAAGCAAGATGAAGAGCATCATAACGACTTGATCGCCACTATTGGTGACGCTAAGAGAATTCGAGCAGCGTTCGACAATCCGAACGGTGAGATATTCAACATGGGCCGAGCGATGAACGCTGGTTAACAAATGGCCAATGAATATTCTAGCGTAACTTGCTATGAGCGCTTCGGCACTGCGCGCGAAGAGTATGATGACGAGCGCGGTCTGATGAGCGCGACTGTGCAGTTATTCTGCGCCTATACAGATAGACACAGGCTCGCGTCTGACATATTGTCAAATCACCGTGCCTGGCCAAAAGGTTCTGCATCTCTCATTCCTACAGCGTACGGCGCCGGCATCGAGCCATGGGATGACGTAGGCTCTGCTACCGGGCAGATGATCAATCCTGGCACAGCTCTAGTGACGATTCGATACTCGACTAAGCGTGTCGAGATCATCACTGAAGAGATCGAGCCCATTGCAGAGTTTGTGCCGATGCCGTATCAGTTTTTCCGCTGGTTCCCCAGTGGAGATCTGATCACTGAAGATGAGGCGCCGGGCTGGATCAAGAGATCTTGTAATTTTGTGCGTAATGAGATGTTCGTGTCTCCAGACGCGATCAACTCAGACCTGTACAACCTTGTTGGTAGTGTCAACGATTCAGAGTTTATCAGTGGCCTGCTCCCTGGGTTCGTCGCTCCAGCGGAGTCGCTGCTGTTCAATCCGCCTGTCATTCATATGAAGTATAACTCAGTGGGTGATACGCAGTACGATCTTACGAAGAGATTTAACTTTCAACCACAGGGTTGGAATAGCTATTTTCGCACCAAGACTCAGCAATGGGAGCAGATATCCTTCGCTGGATCAGGAACAGCATTTAAGAACTATCCACCAGCTTCGTTCGCCAATATCCTAAACCCGCAGAGCCCGTACTTGCCATGATCACGAGATCACGAGCTAACTTGATACGAGCTGCTCTGCGTGATAAGTCTATCGACGTCGGTACGTTCAATGCGATGGTCGATGCTGCGTCAGATCATGGCAATCCGCTGGGTCCAAACACGCTGCAAGATCAACACGGCGCAGTACAGAAAAAGACTACCTGGCAGCGGCAGCTCTGGTGGCCGTGCAAATCTGATGACATCGTGTGCCCATACGGCATCGTAGAAATCTATGATGCTGAGCCAGGCGGCGTAGACTTTTACTTTAAGGTTAGGCTAGCGACGGCAGATGCCTCGCAGTATGGCGGCAATGAGGCATATCAGCTGTGCCCAGGTGAGTTTGGCTGGATAAAGCTAATCACGCCTTATGAGCCAGTTGTCGTGAGGTCCAAGGGGACTATCGCATTCTTGCAAACCCTCGGAATAGTCGGCGACTACATGGTGCCGGGTACTGTTCCGCATCAGCTGCTATATGCTGAGTGTCAACCTGAAGTAGACTCTGGTAGAATCGGTGTGCTGGCGAATCAGGGCGGCGGCACTACTACGCCAGGTCCACCAGTGTATGGTACCACTACGCCACATGATACTTATAAGTGTGCTGGCACGTGCATCTGGTCGTGGGACGCAGTGAACCTTGTATGGACACTGACGACTAATAACTGCAATACAACTACCACTACGTCGACGACTTCAACTACGACCACCACCGGCGGCACGACTACGACCACTACTACGCCAAGTGGGTGCGTGCCGTGCCTTAACACCACAACGTCCACCACCACAACATCTACTACGTCTACGACTACTACTCCCGGTTGTCAGTGCCTAAAGCCTAATTTCTGCGGTGATGGAACATGTAGCTCAGCTCAGACTGACTGCGTACCGTCTGCTGCCGGAGTGCCTCCTCAGCCATACTGTGGCGGGACGTCATCCACGACGACGTGCGGTACGACGACTGGAGGTGGGACTGGGTGCTCTGGTTGCAATTGGATGTGGGATGGCGTATCGTGGCAGCCTCACGGCGCCCTGGACTGCAATGCGCAGCAGGGATGCTACATGTGTAATCAGCCAGATACTCCTGGGGCTAATCCATCATGCGATCCGGTTCATACTCCGTGCCAGACTACTACCACGCCGGCAAATCGCGGATGCCCAAGTGGCTGCTGCGGGGCATATTGTGTCTGGTGGTGCGATGGGTCGGTGTGGAATCCCGCGACTAACGTTTCTACTATAGTCCAGACGGGTACGGGCAATCCGATTATCTTATCAGGTTGTAATTTTACTCCTGATGGCGGATCAATTAACACTGGGTGCGTGTGCTATGCTCCGAGCGTTCCGTGCGTAGCGTGCGGTTCGCATACAACAACAGACTGCGTATCGCCAATACAGACCACTACTACGCCGTCTTTGTGTGGTACAACTACTACGACGACTACACCAGGTTGCAGTAATTCAAAGTGTTTATGGCGATGGAATGGCACAACGTGGACCTTGTCGTCGACGACTTGCACAAGTGACTGCCCGTGTAATGTTGGTCCGCAAGGCTTGGGTGACGTATCTGGGGAATGCCGCAGCACTCCATGCGGCACTACTACGACGAGCACCACAACCACAACGACGACGAGCACGTCTACTACAACTACAACGACAACATCGACCACATCAACCACATCGACTACGACTACGACGCCGAGCGGTTCGTGCTTTGGAACGTCTACATGGATTTGGGTTCAGAGTGATTTTGAGTTCGGTGTATACTTCTGGCAGATGAATACTAATGATTGCACTGGCACATGCGTAGGTCCGCACAGCTGCACACCCGAGCCGCCCATCGGTGACGGCTCGTATGCTGGGCAGCTGTCATACGGAAGCTGTCAGTGCGTATAATTTGTCCTGTGTTAAGGAGATATCTTAGATGCGCTTGACCATCGGCATGGCCGTTTTTGACGACTTCGACGGCGTGTATTTCACAGTGCAGTGCATGCGAGAAATGCACCAAGAGTTGCTCAGCGACTGCGAACTCATGGTGGTCGATAACAATCCGAACAGCTCACAGGGGCAGCGCGTTCGAAACTTTATCCAGACACAGGTCAAGGGTGACTTTGGCAAGGCCGCGTATGTGCCATTCTCTGAGATAATCGGTACGGCTGCGCCCCGTGACGAGGTGTTTAAGCGAGCTGCTGGCGAGTACGTGCTGTGCGTTGATTCGCACGTTATTCTGCAGCGAGGTGCCCTGGAGTCCCTGCTGAAGTATTATGATGAGCATTGGGATACTCGCGATCTCATATGCGGGCCGATCATCTATGACGATCGTCGCAACATACTCGGCACACACTTCGATGACGTTTGGCGACACGGCATGTGGGGCATCTGGGCGATGGATCATCGCGGTGATATCAATGACCAGAGATGCTCGGGTGAGCCTTTTGAGATCCCGGCGCAGGGTCTCGGCCTATTCTCTTGTCGGAAGGACGCGTGGCTAGGGTTTAATCGAGCCATGGATGGGTTCGGCGGTGAGGAGTGGTACATTCACACGAAGTATCGCCAAGCCGGTCATCGCGTAATCTGCATACCACAGCTCAGGTGGCTCCACCGGTTCCGCGGCGAGGCCACTCCGTATCCGAGCAATACACTGCAGAAGGCTCGCAACTATGTTATCGGACATCGAGAGCTCGGCTTGCCCCTTGACCGCGCGTATAAGCATTTCGTGAAGGGTATCAACGAGGATGGCTCATCATGGACTCATGCAGGTGATCATGAGTATCTGAAGCCCGGCGTTGACCTGCGTAAGCTCACGTCAATCACTGAGCATATCTGGTCTCTGCTCACCAAAGAGCCCACACCTACGACGAAGCAGCTGCTGGAGCATCAGAATATTCCAGTGTCGGCCTGCCCATCTTGCGGAGCGCAAGAAGCACAGACGCTTGAGGAGCTATACGATCACGTGTCGAGGACGCCGCATGATATTAACGAGCACTGCTGGCTGTTGAGGGAGCTCTCATCGCAGTGCGAACATGTGACAGAGTGGGGAAAACGACATAACGTATCGACCACGGCCCTGCTAGCCGGGCAGCCGAAGATTCTGGTAAGCTACGCAGAGGAGCGGTATCGCGAGGCAGACGGCTTTGAGAAGCTACGCGGCAAGACAGACTATCGCTTCCGCATCGGTCATTCTGAGATGACGGACATTCAGCAGACCGATATGCTGTTCATTGATACACGACATACACGTGATCACTTATTGGCGGAGCTTAATCTGCATCACACGAAGGTGAATAAGTGGATTGTGATGCATGATACGGCCGTCAATGGGTTTGGCGAGCGTGGTGAGGACGGCGGTCCTGGGCTCCTGCACGCTATTCGCATCTTCGTTAAGGAGCACCCTGAGTGGACTCTGTGGCGAAGCTATGAAAATAACTATGGCATGTCAGTGCTGTCCAAGCGCGAGGAGGACAAGTTGCCTCTTCCGTCCCCGGTCGTTAAGGCCTGGAACTACGGCAAGGCCATGCTGCGACATGCTACTAAGGGCGGTGAAAAGGTCTCAGAAGAACTGCAGAAAGCTCGCTTAGACGCATGCATGCTGTGCCCATTACTAAACGACGGTGCATGCTCGAAATGCGGTTGCCCAGTTGAGGACAAGTCTCTTTATTCTCTTGAGAAGTGTCCGCATCCGCTTGGCTCACGGTGGCCTGAGATTGTCAAATCATCATGAGCTATATTCAGACTACTACCACTCCATGGAAAAGACTAGATTGCGAGCACAAGCAGTTTAGGTCTGAGGTGTCTGTGCACAGATCAGACGCAGGTCAGCTTACGGTGACTCTAAAAATGTGGTGCGCAGAGTGCACACGCGAGCTGACATTTTTGCAGCCTGGCTCAGCTGATCAGATTCAGTTTCCTGTCTTTGTGAAAGAATAGCTATGCCTCTGCCGTTCGTGACGTGCCTCTGCCCAACATATCAGAGGCCCAGGCTACTCGATAAATCGATTCAGATGTTTCTGTCGCAGGACTACCCAGCCGATCGGCGAGAGCTGCTGATCTTTGACGATAGTGATAGCGCCGCGTGGCTCGACAGAGACTCGACTCTTGTTCGGTACTATTGGTTCCAGAATCGCTTTAAGTCAATGCCCGAGAAGTACAACGAGATGCTGAAGCTCGCACTGGGCGATGTTCTAGTTGTCTGGGACGATGATGACTTGTATAAGCCATGGCACATCAGTGCCCATGTCAATACTACCAAGTACGGTCGCTTTAGCAAGCCCTCCATGGTCGAGAGTGATTACACTGGAAACGTTGAGCTTGAGGACGCGTCTGGTAGGTTTCATGGGTCAATAGCGTTTCAGCGAGGACCGAAGTGGCCTGAGACTAACTCAGAGACGTTTGATCAGATGATGATCGCAAAGCTTGGGATGCCGATGGATACTTTGTCAGCTAACCCAAATCCTAGTTATAGATTTCAGTGGCATACTGGGCACTATCACATGCAGAATGCGATGGGTGCACCTGGATGGTATGAGAAGCTCCCGGAAATAGCAAAGGCTCGACTGCAATGACTCAGATGATACCGCTCCCAGCGACAATGAAGTCTCCGCGTGATCGTCGTCCCAGCATCTGGCGAGGTGGTGTGTTGCAGATCTGCGTCACTAGATCATGCGATCAGGCTTGCTTTGGATGCACGCAGGGCTCTAACTTGCAGGGTAAGAAGTGGATGATGACGCCTGAGCACTATCGCGCCGCCGTTGAATCGCTCAAGGGCTACTTCGGCGTCATCGGACTATTTGGAGGCAACCCGGCTCTGCATCCGCAGTTTGATCAGCTGTGCCAAATTCTTCGTGAGCTCACGATGTTCGAGCAGCGAGGTATCTGGTGCAATCATCCAAGGGGTAATGCCAAGACGATGCGGGTGACGTTCGATCCAAAGGTTTCTAATTTGAACGTTCATCTAAGCCGCGAGGCATATGATGAGTTCTGCTCTGACTGGCCAGAGTGCCGCCCGTACCTGAAGGGCCTCGATCCATCCTGGCACGAGGCGAAGCTGATAATTGATCCAATGCAGAGGGCCCACCAGGTCGGCGATGCTCGGCACTCACCAGTGTACGTAGCGATGCAAGACGTTATAATGGATGAGGCAGAGCGCTGGCAGCTGATCGGCAGGTGCGATGTCAATCAATACTGGTCGGCCATGATCAACGAGTTCAGGGGAGAGCTTCGCGGTTGGTTTTGCGAAATTGCTGGTGCGCAGGCAGTGCTGCACCAAGACGAGCCTGATTATCCTGATCTGGGCGTTCCAGTCATTGACGGTTGGTGGAACAAGGGCATAGACGCCTTCGACGCTCAGGTCAGGTATCATTGCATGGCTTGTGGGTTTCCGATGCGTGGGTATGGAGACTTGGCCATCGGTGGCTCTGCAGAGCAAGTGAGCGAGACGCATAAGAGCATCTATAAGCCAAAGCCCAAGAATCGGCTTGTACAGCTGGTCGATAACAGGGAGCAGATTAAGGAGAACGCTCTCAATCGTGGTACCGATTATGTGGAGAACGGAAAGGTATGAGTAAGATAGTCAAGTCACATGAGGTCGACCATCGCCTAGAGCTCTCATTGCTCTGCAATTGGCGACGGTTATATTGCTGTGTGGAGATTGGCGTCGATCGCGGTGAGTACTCCCAGCACTTTTTCAACTCATGGTACGGGCACACTTACTTTGGCGTCGACGATTATGCCAGGCACTTTGATCACTCGCTTAGCCGTGAGGGAGACTTTCACGCAGCTGTCAGCAAGTACTCAGCGCACTCAGGCAGGGCGCGGCTCATACTCGAATCCTCTGTGGTCGTGGCTGAGAAAATTCATCTATACACCCCACCACCGATCGACTGGGTGTACATAGACGCGGATCATTCATATGAGGCCGTAAAAACGGACATAAAGATATGGTGGGAGAAGCTGAGCGATCGCGGAATACTAGCCGGGCATGACTATGATGAGACTCACCCAGGAGTAATGCGAGCTGTGCAGGAGTTCGCTGATGAGATAGACGGCACTGTCTATCTGACGCATGAGGTGCTCCCGTCATGGTACATCTACAAGATGGGCATTCCTGGACCAGATTGGAAGCGAGCATGAGCATCAACCTAGAGTGTGGTTGTGTCAATGAGATAGATGTCGACAGCAGTGTGCAGCGATGCCTCTCGAAGTGTGAGTTTCACATAAAAGAGCGGGAGTCATTGTCGTTTGGCAAACAGTACTATGAAGACATGATGAAAGCTGAGCCAAGCACCTATATCAAAGAGCTAGGTGATGCGCTTGGCGCGCACTTTGACTATCTGCTTGGCGGAGAAGCACTCGAGGTGGGATGCGGGCTGAGCCCATACGCCGAGTGGTTAATAAGTCTCAGCTATGACTACGTCGGCATAGATACAAGGCAGTACGCCATTGATTGGATGATTGCGCAGGGTCATAACGCGTATCTTTGCAGCTGCGAGGCGATCGAGCTATTTCGCGATACATACGACCTGATCCTAGCGGCTCATGTGCTAGAGCACCTGAGAGATGCTCCAGAGCAGCTCAAGCTTCTAGTTCGTCATGTAACGCGAGATGGGCATATGATTATCATAGTCCCTGATGATGAGGATCCATGCAACCCAGATCATTGGTGGTTCTTCAACGAGCAGACTCTGCTTAGCTGCATGATGAACGCCGGGTTAACGGATTGCCGCATAGCGAAGCGAAAGATCATAGAGCGTGAGAGCTTTTTATACGCCATAGGGAGAAAAGCGTGAAGGGTATCACGATCTGCGTTGGATACGACGACCTGCTGGAGATCACTCTAGTGCGCAACATGCGTCACCTGAGCGAATGCGTCGTCGTGACTCACCCAGACGATCAAAGAACCAAGGACGTAGTCTCCAAGGTGCCAGGTGCCAAGGTTTTTGAAACAGACGCCTTTTATAGGCACGGGGCCAAGTTCAATAAGGGCCTGGCGATGGAGGAGGGATTTGACGCACTTGGTCGCGATGGATGGATTATAGTATTTGACGCTGATACTCTGCTCCCTGAGCGACTATCACTACATAGGCTCAATCAGTCTACGCTGTATAGCGCTCGTCGCCTAGTGCTGCAGGATCCGCTATCATGGACTCCCAGCTTTGAGTGGAGTCAATTGTCGCCGATCAAGGATGTGTGCTTTGCGGGTTACTTTCACTTGTTTCATGCTGACGACTCTCATATAAAGAAGCGTCCGTGGTACGATGTCACATTCACACACGCCGGAGGTGGGGATGGTTATTTTCAATCTCGCTGGACACCGGCCGAGAAAGTCTATTTGCCGTTCTATGTTCTTCACCTTGGACCACACGACACTAATTGGTGTGGGCGCATATCCCCTCGTCGTGATGGCGCGATCATAGATAAGCTCGCTGATCACGATAAGGACATGCGACTCCTTGTAAGGACCAAGGGTTGGCGAGGTGAGCGACCATCACCTGGCGAGTTCAACGAGCACGTAGACGTGCCAGGGCATTCTCCTACTGGGTTCAAACCATGATCTATACTAACTGGTTTCGACGATTGCTGATCATGCTTGGGCGATTCACTAAGCCAATGGTGCTATGGAGAGTGCGACTCACGTCGAAGGGTTACGTCGATGTCTGCAGGGCGCTCGATACATCACTCTGGAGTATAGATCAGGTCATCGTCATGGAGTGCCTGGATGATAGCAACAAGTACTCGCATGACGAGTTTAGGATCTACCTTAGGGCCTGCGACGTGGACCACGCTCTTGAGCGAGCCATGCCCAGCTTGAAGGTCGCCCAAGCAAGGCACAGGAATCTTGGGCTGGAGCTGTGATACTTGCTGTTAAAATAGGTAAGGCTGGTAAACTAGGAAATGAGTCATAATTACTTTCCCGAATTAATGTCCACAGTTAACCTGATGGAATAATCATTTAACTAATCTATCCCATTCCTGGGCCTTACCAGAGACCGCTATAAGGTTGGTTTTCATGTCAAAAGAGCCGCTCTGCATCATTTTTACTCATTTCAATCCCTGTAATTACGTGAGGCCCGCATATAATCTCGCGAGGTTTCGCAGGATGCTTCACGAGTATGATGCGCCGTACGCGATGGCTCACCTTGCGTTCGATGATCAGGCGAACGACCTTAACTCTATCGTCGTACCTCGCGACCGCTGCACGCTATGGCAGAAGGAGGCGCTGCTCAACACCCTGATCGATCATCTCGCAGATAGCTATGAGGCCATCGCGTGGATTGATGCAGACATCTTGTTCATGCGCGACGGCTGGCTCGAGGCGACAAGGAGAGAGCTCGATCACTTCCCGGTAGTTCAAATGTTCAGCCAGGCACACCTTTTGGATCGCGATGATGAGATCGCGTCGACTGTGCGCTCAGTTGGCTGGCACTACTCGACGGGCCACGAGTGCTGGCGAGACTTCTCAGTATCACATCCAGGCTTCGCATGGGCCGCTCGCTCAGAGTTGCTTAAGAAGAATAAGCTCTACCCATATATGATCACTGGTTGCGGCGACTCAGCGATGCTTCGCGGGTTCACCCTAGATAAGTCACCAGGATTCGATGAGTCGATCGGCAAGCCTATGGCGAGGCACCTGGCCAGGTGGGCCGCTGATTGGCAGATAGACGTCAAGGGTGAGATGGGATTCGTGATGGGCAGTGTTGTTCATATGTGGCACGGAGATCTTCGCGATCGACAGAACAGCGAGCGTCGCTATTGGATGCGCGAAGTGGATCCGGATACCGATCTAGAGATTCTTGAGAACGGCGCGGTGTCGTGGACAGAGCACGCACTCAAGAATAAGCAACGACTCGTGAGAGGAGTCGCTGAGTATTTCACTACTCGCAGGGAAGACGGTTAGGGTGTACATCATCACGGGTCATTGGTATAATATCAAAGTCCTGTGTCCTATATCTATGAGGTGAATCACGATGCGTGTCTTCGTGCTCGAGCCCACTGAGTACTCGATGTTCAAGGCCAAGAAGTTCGGGCCGCTTGTGTTCTTGTTCAGCGACGAGTCTAAGCACTTTCCTTGGCATGATCCTGGCTTCATGAGCCAAGTAGATCAGGCGTTCCGCGAGAATAGCTTCGATCCGAGCGAGGACGCGATTGCCGTGTCCGGCAAGATGATCGACGTATCTATCATGCTGGCGGTCGCGGTCTGGCTGTACGGCGATGTGAGGCTATTGTGCTTCGATCATGACAAGGACGTCAGAAACTTTCGAGAGGTTGACCTGAGCGCGCTAAGCAGTTCTATGTCCTAAGTCCTATGTTTAGAAAAGGGTGATGCAATGCAGCAACTAGATAGGGATATCCATGCGGAGGCTCGTCGAGCGCATGAGCACATTTATCACAAGTTAATGGAGCTGCGACAAACCGGGGCCACCAAGCCGGATCTCGAGGCACTCGTTGACTCGATATACGCTCTCAAGGAGGCCGCTGCCGCCCTGGAGGACATCCGCAGGGAGGTCAAGAAGCTCTATGAGTTTTTTGAGCGCCTTGCGTGCATGTGTTGGACCCTGAAGGGTGACTACGAGCCGATCAGGACAGAGAAGTGCACTGGCTCGCCCGAGGTCAAGCAGACGGTCGTGACTCCGAAGTACGGGTCGCCCGAGTACGAGCTGATGCGCGAGTACTTCAAGATCCCGGAAGGAGTGCCGTTCAGGCCGCACTGGCCGTCTATGCTCGAGCGAATCAGCGAGGACATCGCCAAGGGCGGCAATATTCCACCTGGATGCGATCCATCCAAGATGCTGCCGCAGTATAGGGTAACGATTCGCAACAAGAAAGGAGTCGAGCCCGGCGTAATCAGTGATCCAGAGCTGCTCAAGAAGCAGCAGAACATCATGAAGGCCGCGGCTAAGACTGACCCGAATGACTACGCAGCGCTTAACGCGCTGGCGATTATGCTCAAGGGCCTTCTGCATGATCAGGACGCAAAAAATACCGAGGGGTCAGACGACCCAAAACCCGAGAGCGATGAAGAGGAGAATATTTTTTAATTTAGTGTGTACTGAGCAGAGCTTGCAGAGTATAATACGCCTCGTGATCGCTTCTGGCTCTGGCCTCGGCCTAGCAGCGATTCTTTACTAATCGAGGGGCCTGATAGAAAGAAGATGTAAAATGGCTAAGAAGCAAGAGAGTACTGATGTCGCAGTTGCCGAGGCTCCGCGCCCAGGTTATGGGTTGATCCTCGGTGGACCAACAGGGCTTGCGTCGCAGATTCCTGAGCACCTCAGGGTCGCGGCCGGCGAGGGCACCGAGGAGGTGCGCAAGTACCTTCGCCCAGGTCGGTTGAAGGTGATGCAGTCCAATCGGACGAGCATCTTCAGCGACTTTCAGGAGGGATCGGTCATCGTGACCCCTGTGAATATGCTGCTCGCTGAGAACGATGTACCGTTTCACTTCATTCCGCTGCTGTTCTTCAGCGAGTGGTGCACGGTCAACCCGTTCCAGATGAAGGACAAGCTTCCGATGATCCGCGCCCAGTCATTTGACCCAGGCTCGGACATCGCGATCAAGTCTCGCGACAAGGACAAGCGCACAGAGAAGTGCCCAGAGAATGATAAGTTCATGATCAAGCACAAGCAGTACTTCAACTTCGTGTGCTGGCTCGCGCTCCAGGAGGAGCTGTCGCGAATTCCTGTGCTCCTGACATTCTCGGGCGGCGAGTACGCTCGCGGGCAGCGGCTCTGTGACATGATCTCGATGAAGTCACAACAAGTTCCGCTGTGGGGCCAGGTCTACGAGGGTCGGGTGAACCCCAAGAAGCGCACTTCGGAGGGTGGCGAATGGTACGGCATCGACGTGTCGTCGCCGACCGTCGAGGGTGTTTCACCCTTTGTCATGGATCCCGGCGAGGCCCAGGCCCTTCAGCAGGCGCATCGCGACCTGAAAGCCAAGCACGCCGAGCGACTCTTGGTCACTGACCATGAGGAGGAAGAGGCCGAGGCCCAGGCCGCGGAGACGAGCGGGGAGAGCAAGTTCTAGGAAGCACTGCCCTGGTCCGCCCGGCGGTAGTATTGTAAGAGCTGCCGCCGGGTTTCTTATTCTCCGCATGATGCACTCGTTCCACCAATATGGCAAAAGCGGCCCAGATCTCTGCACTTACTGAGCTCGAGCGAGCAAAATGGACGCCGATTCTTCCCCTCTCGGGTGACGAGGTGAAGGTTCGCTGCCCATTCCATGAGGACGCGACTCCCAGCTGCAGCCTTAACCTAAAAACGCTGCAGTTTTATTGCCACGCCTCGCAGTGCAACAAGGGCGGCGACTTCATATCGTTCCTCGCCGCTGTCTGGAAAACCTCGCGAGCGGCAATATTCATTGACCTGCAGAAGCGATATGACCTTGAGCAGGTCAAGACGATCAACATAGACGTGATCGAGCGCGAGCACCAGGCTATCTGGGAGCAGAAGCATCTCTTGTCGGAGCTATATGCTCGCGGTGTGACAGATGTCACCATTCGCAAGCGACGACTGGGTTGTCACGAGAACAGGGTGACCATCCCAATCGCGAATGATAGCGGAGCTTATGTCAACATCAGGTACTATCTGCCCGGTGCGCCTGGCCCAACCAAGTTCAAGAATGCCGCTGGTCGCGGGACGCCGGTGCGCCTGTATCCCATCGACCAGATGGAGTATGATGATATCTTGCTATGCGGCGGCGAGGTGAAGGCTCTTGTCGCGGCTCAGGAGCTCAACAAGCACAAGATTGGCTGTGTAAGCGCCACATCCGGCGAGGGTAAGTGGCACACGGGCCTGACGTCGCGATTCGCTGGCAAGCGAGCGTGGATATGCATGGACGTGGACGAGGCTGGTATCAAGGCCTCTATAAAATTAGCAGTCGTGCTGCGACCGGTGGTCAAGTGGCTTGGCATACTACATCTGCCGCTTGACAGGGACACGTATCCGAAAGGCGACATTAACGACTTCGTCGCCAAGGTGAAGGGTGACTTGTTTGCCGAGCTCACAAAGGTCACGGAGTATGTGGACACCGGTAAAAAAGTAGAAGAGGATCCCGACGCGCTGCCTGCCGAGACCAAGTTCAGCGACACGATTCAGAGCACGAACGTTGGCAAGCGGATGTCTTTTGACGCTGTTGTCTCCGCCGCGATGGACAAGCCATTCATCGTTCCGAAGCGAATCACCATCGACTGTGACAAGAGCCAGGAGTGCTGTGCGCTGTGCGGCATCTATCCGCAGGATAAGAAAACGTTTCATGTCGCCGCCGAGTCACCCGCGATACTTCAGATGATCGACGTGCCGCATGAGAAGCTAGACTCCGCGATGCGAGCCGCGCTCGTGATCCCGCGCAAGTGCGAGGTGGTCAGGATCTCTGTCGAGGACCACTACAATGCATGGGACGTGCGAATAAACCCGTCGCTCGAGATCACTAACACTGATACCGAGCGCACGATGCAGCATGCTATCTGCATGGAGTGTGACGCCGACCTAAACACCACGTACAAGTTCATCGGCAAGATGTGGCCGCACCCTAAGACGCAGGCTGCTACATTGCTGCTCAGCAAAAGTGAGGCTACCCATGACTCGCTGTCGAAGTATAAGCCGCAGGACCTGCCAAGCCTTCGGGTATTCAGACCCAAAGAGTGGACAGTAGAATCACTTAGCGAAAAATTAAATGATATTTATGCAGATCTTGAGACCCATGTGACGAAGATATTCCTGCGTCGCGACATGCACCTAATGGTCGATCTCTCATATCACTCTCCACTGATCCTCGACGTGGACGGTAAGCTGACGAAGGGCTGGGTCGAGGTGCTCATCGTGGGAGATTCATCCAACGGCAAGTCAGAGACCGTCGAGAAGCTCATGCGGCACTATCAGCTCGGCGAGATCGTGCCGTGCAAGAATGCGAGCGTCGCTGGATTATTAGGTGGTCTTAAGCAAGTCGGCGGGCAGTGGTATGTCTCGTGGGGCGTGATACCGCAGCATGATCGTCGCCTCGTGATACTCGAGGAGCTCAAGGGAGCCCGCGTCGAGGTGATCGCCTCACTGACTGACATGCGATCGTCGGGCGTCGCGCAGACGACGAAGATCGAGAAGCGCAGATCGCCAGCCAGGACCAGGCTCATAGCCGTATCTAATCCTCGCGATGATCGAAAGATGTCATCGCACGCGTTCGGCGTCGAGGCTATCAAGAACTTAATCGGCGCTCCCGAGGACATCAGAAGATTTGATGCTCATATAATCGTCGCTGACGGTGAGATAGACGCGAGGGCTCTCAACGCTCTTGTTCGCGATCCACCGAAAATTGAGCACCAATACACGACTGACATGTGCAAAGAGCTGATCCTCTGGTGCTGGACTCGTAAGCAAAAGCAGGTCGTCATACTGCCAGAGACCTCGCGACTGATCTCTGAGATCTCTGGTAGACTCACAGATGAGTTCTCAGATGATATTCCGATCATAGATCGCGGATCAACGCGGCACAAAATCAGCCGATTATCAGCTGCCCTCGCGATGCGAACGTTCAGCTGCGAGGACGGAGGAGATGAGCTCACGTGCGTAGTTAGACCGTGCCATGCAGAGTACATCGAGCAGTACCTGCTGAGGATCTATAGGAGTCCGACGTTCGGCTATAAGTTCTACTCCGAGGCGATCAGAACGACGAGCGACATGATCGACCCACAGCAGATAGTCAAGTTCATCGACGGGCTGCCGTTCCCTAATGAGGCGCGCGATCAGCTGCTGTACAATGACTGCATCACGCTGGTTGACGTGAAGGACTGGACCGGGCTTGACAATGAGCAGACCGCTCAGCTGATCTCGCTACTAGTGAGGAAGCGAGCCGTCAAGCGTCGCCCGGCCGAGAAGGGCTACATCAAGACGCCGCAGTTCATATCGCTCTTGAAGGAGATGGAGTTAACCCAGGTACCTGACCACCTAAGAGATAAAGGAGGCATGAGTGAAAAATTCTGACCTAACGCTGCAGCAGGCGATCGAGCACGTGCGAGCGTTTCACATCAAGCTCGGGATCGGCTATCGGCAGAAGCTTCACGGTAAGCTCGACCCGAGCCCTGAATTGGAGGCGGCTGCCGCGGAGCTATCTACACTGGCTGAGCGCATGATTGCCAAGTTCAAGGAGACGAGCGACATTCGCTATCTGCGCCTGCACCTAGACGCTGAGGAGCTTTCAGAGAAAGCTACGGCGCTGCATACCTGCGATGAGCTTCTCTTGCTAGATGCCTTAGCTGACATGCTCTACGTGCTGCTGGGCACTGCGGTGTCGTACGATCTGCCGCTAGTCGAGGCCTTTGAGGAGGTCCATGCCAGTAACATGACCAAGGAGCGTCAGGTGGCTGACCCAGACGGCGCCCGCGTCCGGCAGAAGGGTGCAAATTATAGGGCGCCAGATCTGAAGACTGTCCTCAAGAATTACAAGAAAAAGAAAAGATGATCAAGGGTAACAAGTTCCAGTGCGGGCGATGCGACACTAAGTACAAGTGTCACTCGCTGTCCTTGACCAGTTACGAGAACGCTTCGATAGTTTGGCTGTGCCCAGCATGCATGGCCATAGCAAGGAATGTATGGTTACAGTTTCTAAGAGAAAAGCCGTCGGGTGCCACGTCTTCGCCGGCGGATTCTCAGGCGGATTCCAAAAGCACTTCGACGTCGAGTACCACCTAGAGCGTCACGGGTTTGGACTCGAGACCAGTCGTCGGGTGTGGGGCGTGCCTAACGTCATTGACTCACACCCGGATGATTGGCCGAAGTGCCTTGATGGTGACGTGTGCTTCGCCAATCCAAGATGCACCTCGTGGTCGTGCACTACGGCTGGGTACGGCGCATCGGGTCATGGCATCCATGCGAGGCAATGCCAGGACACGCACGACGTATTCAATTGGGCGATGGGTCAATTTCCGATCATCGTCCTTGAAAGCGTGAACCAGGCGTATAGCACCGGGCGACCTTTATTTGCTGAAGTAACGCAGCGCGCTGTGACCTACGGCTACCGCGTCGCCCATGTCTTCATCAACGCCGCCACATTCGGCAACTGTCAGCAGCGCAAGAGATATTTCTACATCCTGTATCCGCGCGACAAGAAATTCAACATCTCGCTGCCTGACATCAGCCCGTACTATCCCGTGCTCTTTGACGCTATAGGCGGTGACATGGACAGGGTTACTCACCCGTGGGATCGCGTCTCTGATAACTATGACGCTGATTCTTATGCCCTGCTGAGAGAAGACGACAGGGACGCCATTCCGCGGCTGCCAACGGGCTGGGGATTGAACACGCTAGCTCAGTATGACTTCGAGAACTGCACGGCTCGACAAAAGCTAAAGTGGACTAATCGCTCGTCTAATATGCCCTTTAGCATGCACTGCATATATCGCACGAGCTGGTTCCGCCCGTGTCCGACTCTCCAGTCGAGCTCAACTAGGCTGATTCACCCGTGGCATGATCGCCCTCTAACTATAGGTGAGCTCGCCAAGATCATGGGCTGGGGTGACAAGATCCCAGTCGGGCATGACCCGTGTCACCAGCTGGCGAAGGGAGTGTGCCCAGAGGTCGGCGAGTGGATAGCCGAGCAATGCCTGTCGTGCCTGAATGATGAGTGGGATAACACCGATGATGAAGTAAAAGAATGGACCACTACGTATAACGCGAGGACCGGGCTCTTCGAGGGACAAGACTCGTCGGGAATGATCGAGAAGGTCATCGACGTGAGCAACTACGTTGGGCAGCAGTTCTCAATGGATCGCTACCCGAAGTGCGTGCAAAAGCAGTTTCGGCGCTTCAACGTTGACCCAATCACCGGAAAGCTGGTAAGGTCCTGGAAGAGTGTACCTAAGAAGGGATCCCTGTTATAATAGGAGCATGCGACTAATGTTCAACTCTATCGACACATGGTTCATTCATCTCCTGGATCAGCTACTAGACCAGGACATAGGCTCTCAAGCGTCACGCGATGGCGACGTCTGCGGCGAGATCATTGGCTACTCAGCGAAGCTGAGCGCAGCTGGGCAGTGCACCTTATTAATGAACGATGTAAGAAATGTATCTGCTGCGTACGCGGCCGCCGAGGTGCTCTGGTATATGGGAGGCAGCGGGGCGATCGCTATGCTTCAGGAGTATGCGCCGAGCTATCGAAAGTATGCTTCAGGCGAGGTGACATACGGGGCGTACGGACCACGGCTATTCTGGACAGTTGAAACTGAGGCACCGCTGCTCTACATAGCCCGTGATATCTTGGCGAAAGATCCGAATAGTCGCCAGGCCGTGGTGACCATTTGGCACCCCGAGGACCTCTGGGCAGCAGATCAGGTGCCTCCTCACAAGGACATTCCGTGCACCTTAACGTTACAGTTTATAGCTCGCAAGGAAAGACTTAATCTTGTGGTGAACATGCGAAGTAATGACGCATGGCTGGGCTTTCCGCTCGACGTCTTTGCATTCACGTGCATCCAGAGACTTATGGCGTGCGAGCTCGATCTCAAGATCGGCGACTACACGCATAACGTCGGGAGCATGCACCTGTACTCGCGGTTTAAGGAAAAGGCCGAGGAAGCCGCCAAGTATCGCGTGTGGGGAGTCGATAGGGCGCTGCCAAACACGTGGCTGCTCAACGACTCGATCGCGACAATCCAGGACGCCGTGGAAGTCGAGCGGTCACTTCGCGAGGACAAGAATTATGACCCAAATATATATGCAAAGCTCGGCGACATGAGCCGAGACTTGGTGAAAGCGTGCGCGAGTAAGACGTGTGTTTCTGTAATCGATCTTATGTCCTTTAAATCAGGAGCTTTCAATGCAGTGGTTAATCGTGAGCGAAGACGAGCCAAAGCTGTCAGTGGTGAGCGCGCTGAGTGACGAAGTTCTCGAGGAGGCCTCTAACGGCGACATCGAGATCATTCAGGTCACCAAGAAAGGGAAGTTCGAGAAGCTCGACGCGGATACTGGAATGTTCCTCGAGATTGAAGAAAGGGAGTAGCGTATGATCGTAGTATCAGGGGCCGACCTCGTCGGCAAGACGACCTTCTGCCAAAAGCTGGTCGAGCGCTTACAAGATGATACGTTTTGCATGCCTCACATGCTTCATCACCTGAGCAGGATTCCTAAGTGGTTCGACGCATATCACGACTACATTGATCGGATGTGCGTGACGTCGATATGGGATAGGTTTCATTTAGATGAGCTCGCTTATCGCTTCTGCGATGATCGATCTACTCAGATGACCCCACTCAAGTGGGACCTCGTACAGGCGGAGTTCAAGCGACGATGCGGGTTTCAGGTGGTGATCTATGCATCAGCGCAACATATTGAGGAGCGCTTCCGAGCGCGCGGAGACTCGATGTATAACCTTGAGCACATCCTGAAAGTGAATGACACTTTTATGGGAATGGTGAGCAAGGGCACTATCATCGTTCGCGATCAGCCATACATCGTCAATGTTGACATGCTCGGCAAGGTCACCGAGGGTGATCTCATCGAGCGCGTCGCGCGGGCATACAGGGCTCGCTTGAAAGAGTTCAGGGAGCTCACTCAAGGAACTAGCGTATGATCACATTTGAGTCTGGCGGGCAGCTCGTTGAGCAGTTCAGCGAGCTGCCCGCTGTTCCATCATCAATAGAGCACTTGTTCGCTGACTTTGAGACATCGTCTGGCGATCCAAAGCTCATGGCGGTAAATCCACACACCGGGCACTGCAGCGCGATCGGCGCGGCTGTGTCATTCGGTCTTGATGCCCCGACACACTTCGTACCCAGGCACCTGATGATCACGGGCTGGTGGTCTGATGTGCTGATGGCTACAAAGCGCTGGGTGAATCATAACATAAAGTTCGACGCCCATGTCTCAGCGACTGACCTGGGATTATCTCCGAAGTCGTCGACCGAAATGATCTGCACGGTCAATGACGCTAAATTAGTCGACTCAGACAGACAGTTCAAGGGCGGCTATGGACTCGATGTGCTATCCAAGCAGTGGTGTGACTTCGATATTGACAAATTTGGCTTGGCGATGGTGCCGTACCTCGCCGGGAACAAGGACTACGGTCGCATCCCGATAGATATCCTGGCCGAGTACGCTTGTATAGATATAAAAGCCACAAAGGCTCTTTATAGCTATATCAAGGATAAGATGCCCGAAGAGTCGCTGGGAGTCCAGTATACTGAGCATCGAGTAACCCGGCTGCTATTCGAGATGGAGCAGCGCGGCATCCTAGTGAATCCCACAGAGCTCAAGAAAGCTGAGATGCGCACGCTCATCAAGATGTATGAGCTCGATGCGCAGATGGACAAGCTCGCGGGTAGATCCTTTCTCCCGACGAGCAGCAAGGACTGCTATGATATCCTGTGCAACCAGTTTGGTCTCCCTGTACTGGCGTGGACGGAGCCCACTACCGAGACCGGCGTGCCTGGTCCGAGCTTCGATAAGAACGCTCTAAAGCTCTATAAGAAGTATCCGGGCTCACCTAAAGATCTCATCAACGCGATGATTGAGTACCGCAAGTGCGAGAACCTCAGGTCGCTATTTCTCGAGAAGTGGCAAGAGATCGTTGATCCTCGCGGGCGAATGCACGCGACGTATAATCAAAGCGTGCGCACCGGGCGCATGAGCTGCAGTGATCCAAATCTACAGCAGCTGAGTAAAATAGCGAAGACTCTGATCATACCACCAGAGGGTTACGGAATCGTAGTAGCTGACTACTCACAAATAGAATTCCGCATAATCGTGCACTACACAGAGAACAAGAACTGCATAGATGCTTACGTAGCAAACCCCTGGACAGACTTTCACCAGTACGTTGCTGATTCTGTGCCGTGCCCACGCGAGCCAGCGAAGACGATCAACTTTATGATGGGATACGGCGGTGGCAAGAAAAAGACCGTGGCGACGCTGGCGATCAATGAAGACTTCGTCGGTGACATCATCAAGGAGGTCGATGCATCAGGCGTGAGACCCGAGTCTCGCGGCGCGATGATTCAGATGCTGTGCGAGCAGCGGGCTCTGAAGATCTATAACGACTACCATAATAAGTTATTGCCTGAGCTCAAGCAGGCCTCGCGGCAGGCGTCGGCTGCATGTCGCAAGCGCGGCTATGTGCGAAATCACTATGGGCGTCGCAGGATCCTCGATGAGAAGTGGGCTCATAAGGCGTTCAACGCTGTATGTCAGTCGGGCGCCGGCGACCTTTTGAAAGAGCGCATGGTGGCGCTCAACGACGAAGTGCCAGAGCTACTACAAGTGGCGTCAGTGCATGACGAGATCGTTGGGTACGCCCCGCTCGAGCTGCTCGAGAAAGATGATAATTTACTCAGGCGCATCGTGACAGTACTAGACGCGCCGAGCAAGCCGTTCTGCGTGCCGATCAGGGCCACCGTCGGCTGGTCCACCGAGAACTGGCTGCACGCCAAGAGCAAGGAGCGTGAGCAGCACTTGGAGCCGCTTGGCTAACTTCGAAGAGCTAAATAAATAGAATTCTTCGATACTCCAAACAATATAGCTATCTCTGCAACTTTAGTCCCATCAGCGTACTCTTACTTAATTTCTTGTCTTTGCTCAGCGTCTAGCTTTGAAAATTTTCTGTCTTTTACGTTAGCAGATCTAGTATCCCATCTAAGATTACTTACAGCATTATTCATAGGATTGTCGTCTGGCCCGTGACAACACTCTAGTCCTGGCGGACATGGCCCTATGAAAGTAGTAAGAATGACAACCCCTACATGGTAGACTTTTGTCCAAAGCTTAACATGCGGGTGCTTACCGCATAAACTTAAATGTACTGGTAAGTACTCATCTCCCATAATCCACTCATGTCTTCGTTTTCCTCTGCCCCTGTTAATCCAAGTAGTCCAGATAGTTCCATCTTCTCTAGCGAAGAACCCTGTTTCATTAGGAATCTTTCGCAGAAGTAGACCTTCATGAAAATGGTCCACTTGGAAGTTAAACGTCAATTGTTTTAATTGATTGTTCATATTAAATATAATATACTCATTGTATGAACTTAGGGACGATCATCATTTTATGTATAAAAATTTAGCCAAATTTTTAATTAAAAAGTAGCAAATATGTCATGATATACAAAAAGTATCTACTGCTCATTTGTATACTAGTGGCCGCGTCCCTAAGTTGTGTGCTGCACATGAGTTAGTGAAAACTAAATAAAAATTTTTAATCTTTGCAATTTTATACTATAATGCGATCGGATTTTAATACTACGATCCGACCTAGGACCTAGCGGTATCCGCATGGCGACCTGGGTGGCGTAGCGGTTGGTCCACACAGGAGACATGTCATGAGCCGTCGTAACACAGCATCATCGAAGATGAGCAGCGTTGGCGAATCCCTGGCCCAGGTCGAGGCCAGGCTGCAGACGGGTATCACCCCGCAGAACGCCGCAGCGGCAGCGGAGGTCGACGCCAAGCGGAATGCCTGGCTGGCGATGGGACTGAGCATGGAGGAGATCGCTGTGCTGATGAGCAGCGAGGCCAAGAAGCTGCGGAAGCAGGCCAGGCACCAGGCCGTCACCTCGGTGATGACCAGGGAGCGGTTTGCCCAGCACGCCAAGCCCATCGAGGTGGCCGTCGGCAAGGTGCCGTACTCGGCCAGGGTGAAGTACGAGAACCCCGACAAGAGCCTCGGCTGGACGATCTCGGAGCAGACCACGGTGGTGGTTGACGGTGTGCGGCTTCCCGCCACGCTGAGCTTCAACCTGACCATCAACGGGACCAAGCCGCTCAAGTAGCGAGCCCGAACCGGAGGACACAACGGCCAGGTTGTGTCCGACGGCCCGTGCTCCTCACAGAGACCGAGGAGGTGTCACTACCTCCGAAGACGGCTGGCAGCTCCATCTGCCAGGCTCTTTGACAATTTGACAGGCCTATGCAGCAGTAACACCGGGCATCCGCGAATCTGTTCCCACATCGCAGCCCCTCTCATCTCAGGTGGTACGACTGGACTGCAGCCAATCACGATCTGCCTAGAGCAGGCAGTAGACCGGCACTATCCCCGGCGTGAGCTATAGACAACCTCCCGGTGACAGCGGGCGTAGCACAAGACAGGTAGTCGAAATCCCGGCATGGTAGCCCGGGATCCGGCGGAGATGACCTACCGCCGCTGAATGAGACAGGTCTCTCGTAGAACAGGAGAAGCAAGATGCTGTGTGAACCGAAATACAAGTGGGCCAAGTGTAGCAGCTGTGTTTTCGTCGGGCGAGACGAGGATGCAGACATCTGGTACTGCGACCGCAGCAGGCAGCCAATGGTCATAACCGTCTGGGGCGAAGGCGAAGATGACTACTGGGCTAATGATCTTCGGGTCTTCGAGCTCTGGTGCAAGGATGCCGATGATGAGATCAAGCAAATGACCGTTTACAAGTCCTGGCAGTTCGTTAATCAATTGTTGTCCCTCTAGGAGAAGCAAGATGCCGACTGTAGGAAGATTGGACAGTGATCGACTCGAGCAGATCGCTGACCTTGCCAAGGAATATGCTGAGCTCGAGCAGTGCGATGAGGTCACCCCGGATTCAAAGTCCAGGCAGCTTAGAATCTGCGACATCTGCGTCACGTTTAACCCTCTCGAGATGTGCTACTTCTGCCAGCAGGTAGTTTCTCACTACCCCCGAGGTGCATAAGGCGAGCATGTGCCTAACCAAGCTGACTAATCGCATTAACTGGACCCCATGGGAGAAGTCATGAATACATTCGAGCAGTTTCAAAAATCTCGAAGGCTCTGCACCAGCAAGAAGCCGCTCCCTCATGAGGGAGATCTTCAAGAAGACGGCGAACCGCGCTTCGTCTACGAAGTGCCGATCACCGCAGAGTGGGCAGCAGATGATCCGTTCTTTCGCTACTCGATCTCTATCTGCAAGGGCGGATTCGACATCGGGTATGACGGATACCCGGCGACAGATTTCTGTGTCTCGCTCGAGGAGGCGGAACGCCGATTATGGAACTGGGCCCTTAGTGAGCAGTGGGGCTTAGATGGTGAGAAGGTGCCAATTCGCAGAACTGTTAGATGCGATCAGCTGCTCAAAGAGCCAGATCGAGAATTCGCTGATCTCGAAGAAGCCCTCGATGAGATCAAGTGGACGAGCTTACTGCAGCATCTTCATGACTGGTGCATCACTGCTCGCTGGTGCGGTCATGGATTCGTCGAGTTAGTCGGAGACTCGGATCAGATTAACAACTTCCTTGCGGAGAACAGACCATAATGTACATAAGAACTGAGCCTGTGAGGTTCTGGCTACGGATAGCAGCCGTGGCCGGGCCTATTCTTCGTCAATATGACCGTTACTTAGAGGAGCAAGCCATCATGAGCAAGAAGCGAGATCCACTGGTCGAGGCGATTCGCCAGGACCCGACGTTCGGAGAAGGTTCATGCTCCGTCGTCGATGAGTGCTATACAGATGAGGAGCTGCTCACAGCTCTCAGGGAAGCTGGTGTCAGCACACGCCCGGCGGCCCTTCGGTGGGCTCGCCAGCGCCATGAGTCGTTCCTGGAGCGCGAGCAGGACTGTCAATTTGAGTAGGGAGAGTCCTGTACAAGTTCGTCGTGAGTCGTTATAATGCTTTAATCAGCGAAGTAGAACGGCGTGTCGGTGGCCGTTTCAACACCGACTGTTTTCTGTCTTGAAAGGAAGTCGTCATGAGTAAGAAGAACAGAGGTCAGAAGAACGAAGCAGCACCTGTCACTGAGGCTCAGGCCAAGAATGTGGCGCCCGAGACCAAGACCGAGGAGACTAAGGCTCCAAAGGAAAAGAAGAAGCGCGAGCCCAAGGAGAAGGTTATCAAGGTGATGTACCCGGGTCTCCAGATGGGCCCTGACGGCGAGGCCACGGTCAAGCTCAAGGAGTGGCCCACTGATTATGATCCCGCCGTTCATCTTCGGCTGAAGCGCAGCAACTTCGAGAACGAGATCCCGTTCCTCGAGCAGCGCGTGGTCCGCCTGCAGAAGAAGATCGATGAGATCAATAAGGAGATCACCGCGATCAAGGCCGGTGGTTCTCCGACCGAGGCCAAGAAGATCAAGAAGTTCACCAAGATGGCGGACAAGTTCGGCGAGCTGTTCAATGAGCTGCGCACTGAGCTCAGCGAAGAGCAGCTGGCCGAGTACATGAAGATGTTCCAGGACGCCGCGGCCGGAAAGATCCCGACCGATGCGAAGGGTTAACCTGGAGGAGCTCTTGCGAAGGCGAGAGGCGAGGAACCGCTCCCTTCGCAGGAAGCTCCGGCGAGCGAGGAAGAGTAGAGGTTTGTGTATCCTGTATCCCTTAACCAATGTTAGAGCGAAGAAAGGTGAGTGAGACCATGGCGAAGACAAAGAAAGAGAAGAAGAAGCTGACGCCCGAGCAGAAGGCCGAGCGGCGAGCCGCCGCGATGACCCGACGGGCCGAGAGCGATGAAAAGAAGGCTCGTGAATCGGCTCGCGAGGTCGAGATCATGGATCTCGGTGGTCTGCCCGCGGTCGCGACCTATCGTCGGCTGTGCAAGGCTCGCGACGAGGTCTCTCGACTCGAGACCAAGCTGCTTGGCTTGGGAGTCGAGGGTGTGTAGGGTGTGTAGCTGAAGTGACCAGATCCCGGTAACGGAATCTCCACTCGAGGACACCGAGAGCTTAGGCGCTCGGTGTCCAAGAGCGGGCGTTCCCGATGCCCTGAAACTCGGGATGTCTTTTATAAGGAGCATGTCATGGTACGCTTGAAGCACTACGAGGATCGAGACCTTTCTCCCATCATCGGGCGAGTCGTCGAGATCCGAAAGTCAAACGGGGCGCGGATGTTCTGCGAGCGCCTTTCACTGAAGGCCAGCGAGGGGGCGATCTACTTTGAGACCGGCGGCATCATGTTCGATGCAGATGCTGTGCTCGCCATTCACTCGGCTCAGAACCTGATCCCGGTCCTAGTGCTCATATGAACGAGATTATTACTCTCGTTGATGAGCACGGGATGCCGTTCAGAATGCAGGTTAAGCCATGCGAGCTTAACTTGTCTGGTGAGGTGAATGAGCTGCTCAAGACCCTTCAATGGCACGAGATCCGCTCGCTCAAGAATCTTAACGGGCGAGTTGTCTTCGTGGCTCATCACGAGAACACAGGCTATGTTATAGCCAACGGCAAGGTCATGGAGGTTCCTGACTGCAAGGACCTGCGCGACATGCTGACTCAGACGTTTTCTAACAATTAGTAATCAAGGAAGGAGCAAAGAATGCTTGTCTTATCGAGGGAACTGGGTCAGAGCATCGTGATCGGTGACCCAGGAAATGAGATCACGATTCTCATCGTCGAGGTCCGTGGCAATGACAAGCCCCGAGTCCGCATTGGCATCAGCGCGCCCACGAATCTTAGGATTCGTCGCGGCGAGCTGCCATATGAGCCGATGAGAAAGGAGAGTCGAGATGATCTCAACGAAGCTATGTAACGGCACCACCATACGCCGCCGCAGCGGCACGGAGGGCCCGCGGGAGGACCCGTACGGCTGGGTCGAGTACACTGTGACCCGTTGCGGCCACACGTACTCGCTGAGACACGGTGGCCTCAGCTGCGTCCTCACAGTCGACGGTCGTGAGATCACGCCGCACAACGTCGACTTGCTCTGGCCGTATCAGCCCAAGCGAGACGCCCAGCCGTGGCAGGACTACTACGAGCAGCGCGAGCGGTGGCTCGTCGACTGCTTCGAGCGCCGGGTCGGCATGGACCTGGGCCTAATCGACAAGCTGTACCACGAGCACTTCTACTTCGAGGACCCCTACGGATCACTAGGAGATTATGAATGAGCAAGATACACGTAGACCGTCAATACCTTTCAGAGATGCGCACGACGACTGATCTCGCGTTCGTCCTGGCTGAAGAGCAGTACGACAACATAAATGCGCTGTCCAAGGAGGCCCGGCTCGGCGCCGGGACCTTGTATAACCTGCGGAGTCACAAGACAAGACTTCCGCAATTCTACACTCTGGTGAAGCTGTGCCGGGCCGTTGGCCCGGAGATCAGGGTGGAGCGCAGGTCAATCAAGCTCAAGATGAGAAAGGGTGCGTGATGAGACACAGGTTGGTGGTGATAATTTGGAATGGTGAGGAGTTCACCAAATGGATGGAGGACAATTACAGAAACGGTGAGGACCTTGCTGGCCAAGAGTGGGTTAATGAGGCAATGGAGTGCTACGGTCTCAAGCTCAAGCACGCCGCGACGGTGTGCAATGGTCAGGTCACGCGATACGTCTCAGAATGGACTGATGACTGCGAGCCAGAGATAGATAAGACGCTGTACCGCGAGGTGAGGCTCCACTTACTAGAGGACGCCGAGCCCGAGGTGCTGATCGAGCTAGAAATCCCAGAAAGTGATAAATACCCATGAAATGCTACCAACTGTACGGAATGGGTGAAATGGAGTGCGATACGTCAGATACTTGTCGCATCTGCGGGCGGTGTCAAGAGCACTGTCGATGTCGCTATACAGATGACATCAGAAAGAGGATCAGTCATGAGCAAGATACCAGAGTCAGTGAAGCTCAAGTGGCAAGAGAAGGCGAGGTTGCTGTTCGCGAAGGTTAGCTGGCCCGCGATGACATCAGGTCAGTACTATTACTGGGAGGGTTTCACGAAAGCTCTTGAGTTCGTCCTCGAGGTAGTCGATAAAGTCGCAGAGCGAGAACTCGACGGCGAGACGAGCACAGATCAGATCAGGGCAGCAGTGCTCACCTGTAAAATGCCATCGATGACCATCGAGGAATTCCGGAGGACCCGAGTATTATTAGCAGACCTCGGCAAGTGTGATACGCTGGGAGATGGCGTAGAGGGTCCGGGACTAGCTTATCTGGACAACTCCTACTGGATTGGGTTCAGCAATGGGCGATGGCATACGGTCACAGAGAATGAGACCCACATGAGCCTGAGCCTGGATGAGCTCGAGCAGCTCTTGTTCGATCGCTACGTCAGGGATGCGAAGGAGACCAGATGATCCTTCCGCATGACTCAGTCGCGGCTCGAGCAGCAGTCGAGAACTTCTGCCGAGTCAATGAGCTTCAGGTGCCGCTCATGGACTTTCGACCGAAGCTCAAACCTAATCACTATGGTGTGTATAAGTTCGGACAACTTATAGTAGATGCACTTAGGTGCAAAGCACCGAGTACATCTCTCTATAGCTGGACCTGGCCAGGATACACCGCGGATCTCACTGTGCTCGGCGTAACGGCTCACGAACTCGGGCATCACGTGAATCATCTCCTGGGCTGGGGCGACGTGCGACGACGATGGCACTCACTGATCATGGGCGCCATGGATGAGCCTCCAGTCGGGTCGTATGCCGCGTCACAGACCATCGAGGACTTCGCGGAGTCGATGAAGGTCTTCGTGACGAATCCCACTTTACTTGAGTGCATAGCGCCTAAGCGATATGCATTCATAGTAAAGGATCTTCGACTCAAGCCAGTCGAGTCTCGGCACTGGCGAGTCATTCTTGAGGACAGCCCGAGACATATCAAGGCAGTTGAGAACAAGCTATGAAACAGCCAGCAAACGGAAGACTGCAGATCGCGATGTCCAAGGAGCTCATGAAGGCTCTCAAGAAAGCGGCCAAGAAGAGCAAGCAATCACTGAGCGAGTATTGCCGCATTGCAATCGCCTGCGAGTGCAATGCTCCTCATCTTGCTGAAGTCAGGTCTGTCGGGCGCCCCAGCAACCAGCAATAATCAGAGTGATCACAGCAGCACGGTGGACCTGTGATCATTATGATTTGCAGAATTTTCCTCATATAAACCACTTTTTATGGGTCCACTATTTACATCGGCCATATTATATGGTATAATACGCTTTCTGGTTACACAATTCTGTGTTCCCTGTCTTTTGTCACCTTAGGAAGAGGAGAAGAAAAATGTCTGAAGCAGTTGCTGAAAAAGAACCGAAGGCCAAGAAATCCGACAAGCAGTCTACGAAGCCTGGCGACCCGGCGCCCAAGGCCAAGAAGGAGAAGCCCGAGAAAATCATGCATCCGCTGCTCGCGCCCAACCCCGAGGGCAAGCCGACCCAGAAATTGAAGGAGTGGCCGGCCGACTTCGATCCGAAGGTTCACAAGCAGCTCAAGCGCTCGCACTTCGAGAACGAGGCCCCGTTGCTTCGTCGCCGCGCCGAAGAGATGCGCCAGAAGGCCGCCAAGCTGGACGAGGAGGCCGCTGACTGCGAGAAGGGCGGCGGCAATGCCAAGGGCAAGGTCAAGAAGCTGCGCAGCATGATGGATCGCTTCGCCGAGCTGCGCGCCGAGCTGGAGAAGGACGGCGTCAAGACGGAAGAGTTCGTCGAGATGTTCAAGGCCGCCCTCGCCGGGCAGCCGGTTCCCGAGGCCGCGAAGGAGGAAGCAAAGAGCTGAGTCGAAATCACCTGGGCGAGTGATTAAAAGCCCCGGAATGCGCAGAGCAAGGACTCAGCTAACGTAGCTGAGTTCTTGCTTCGCATTTCCGATCCTATGTCCTATTCCCATCACCCAAAGGAGCCTATCATGACGATAGAGGAAATTCGCAAGGAGATCAAGCACGTCAAGAACCGAATCAGATGCGTCATCTCGGACAAGCAAAGAGATGTGAAACGCGTCTATCAAGAGCATCGAAAGGTGGTTAATCCTATGATCGCAGAGCTGCATCACCTCAGAGAGCGGGTGACGGACTCAGCAAAGTTGACGATTCATCTGCAGCTGCAGATCGTCGAGAAGCAAAAGGAGCTCATCGAGTGCCTCTCGGCCTCGGGCATCAAAAAGATGCTCAAGCTGATCTGCCGCGTGAATGACATCAAGCCACACAAGCACTCGCAGGTGGGCAGAAAACTGGCCTCGCTGACCAATGAGCGAGCCTCTACGCTGCGGTTCATCATCGCCGGGTACCAGAACGAGGTCAACTCTCTGAGGAGGCTTCTGGCGAATGACATGCGAGCTTTTCGTAAAAGGGAGACCGAGCTTCAGACCGGTGTGACTGCCCAGTGTCGCTACTTCGAGATCTTCATGCAGCACAAGGTGCGCGGCGATGAGATCCTCGATCAGTGCTACGCCAGGTTAGAGGAGCTCTATGCTCTTGAGCGAAATATGGGCGGCGAGAAGAAGGTGCAGAAGCTCTCTGCGAAAGCAGACGAGCTTCTCAAATTGATGCTCTCGATGCCGCCGGAGCTGATCAAGCTGGCCCTGCGAGACAAGGGGAACCCGCTCAATAATTGAGCGACGACTGAGGTTTACAGAGCGCTTATAACTTGATAAGATGCGTTGGGCTGCAGCGGAGGACCTTTTCCGCTGCAGCTATTGTCCTATGTAGTCCCTATTGAAAGGATCTGAGTCATGGCAGTAGTAAACACGCCAATCACCAAAGACGAGCTCATGAAGCCATTGCGCTTGTCTACCTGGGATCAGCTCGTGATTGACACAGCCAAGGACGCCTCGCAGCTGTCACTCAGGATAACGACGAGCGAGCCGAATACCTGGCCGAGTCACGAGGCGACTTACGGATTTATGTCGAGGTTCCCGCAGCGACAGGAGGTCGGGCTTAAGAGCGGCACTCAGTGGAATGTGCCCAGCACTGACATCTCGGCTCAGCTGATCACTGAGCTCTGGCCCGAGAGCCAGGTGAAGATGAGCCCGGATGCCGAGATCGTCATCAGGTATCTGATCACAACTGTGAGGCATCAGCAGATCGCGATGCATCGAACGGCCGAGTATCGCGAGTACCTGGCGCTCAAGCCCATGATCACGATGCTCGCGGCTCCAACGCAGCCCATAGTGAGGCAGTACACCTCTCACAGCGGGCTCGACCTGATGCTCCATCAGGATATCGGCCTGGCCAACTGCTTGCACACAGACGGCTACGGGCTCTTCATGGAGCAGGGCACCGGCAAGACCCCGATCGTCGTTAAGCGAGTGGATCTCGAGGCTCCGGTGATCTCAGCAAAGCACGGGCGAATGTATCGCTGCATAATCGTGGCCCCGAAGAACGTCAGGCAAAACTGGGCCACGGAGTTCGAGCGATTCTCGAACGTGGCGGGAAAGGTGACCGTGCTCCGCGGCGGCGAGTTCAAGCGGATGAAGCAGTTCTTCGAGGCGATGGTGAAGAACGGTCGCGACGAGCTCCAGTACACGATCGTCGTCTGCTCCTATGAGTGCCTCTCGGGCAAGACGTGGGAGCTGATCTCTAAGCTTGAGTGGGATTTGGCTGTCCTAGATGAGGCGCATTACATTAAGGGGTCGCAGACCAAGAGGTCGAAGAGCGCCATAGAATTAAGAGACATCGCCAACGCGAGAATGGTGCTCACTGGGACCCCGGTCTGCAACTCAGTATTCGATCTCTTCTCATTATTTGAGTTCATGCGAGAGGGAGGTTCTGGATTCACTTCTCGGGAGGCCTTCTGCAAATTCTATGGTGTCTACGAGGCCCGTGACCCAGCGCGTGGAACCAAGAGGTTATCCGGCGTGCAGAATCTTCCCTTCATGAAAGAGCGGCTCGCCAGATGCTCGTTCATCGTGAAAAAATCAGAAGCGCTGCCGGACCTGCCCGAGAAGGTCTATGACATATATGAGGTCGAGATGACCGAGCGCCAGGCGGAGATATATAACCAGGTGCGAGACGACCTGACCGCCGAGATCGAGCGAGACCTGGCGGATGAGACCAAGCAACTCAACGCCGATAACATCCTGGTGAAGCTCCTGCGATTGGCGCAGATCACCAGCGGGTTCATCTCATTTGATCCGATCATTGATAACGAGACAGGCGAGGTGCTCTCGGCCAGGCAGATTGACAAGTTCGAGCCTAACCCAAAAATAGAGGCCCTGGTCGAGATCCTCAAGGACAAGGAGCCGACAGAGAAGACCATCGTCTGGGCTCACTTCAAGCAGGACATCAGCTCTATCATGGAGAGACTGCGAAGAGAGAACATAGACGCAGTTGAGTTCCGCGGCGGCACTCGCGAGGCCGATAGAGAGGAGAACGTGCGCAGGTTTAACTGCGACACGAGGTGCAAGGTCCTCGTCGGTAACCCGGGCGCCGGCGGCACAGGTATTAACCTGCTCGGATATGACTACACGAGTGATAAGCCGCATGACACAGACTGCACCCATGAGATCTACTACAGCCAGGACTGGTCTCACCCTAAGAGGAGCCAGAGCGAGGACAGGTGCCATAGAAAGGGAACCAGGAGAAACGTGCGTATCACCGACCTGACGGTGCTTGGAACAGTCGATGAAGAGATCCGAGCCCGGGTGACTAACAAGAGGACAAGCGCCCTTCAGGTGCAGGACCTGAGGGAGATTCTCAAGAGAATATTGGGGAGATAATCATGAGACCGACTAAGGATCAGCTAATGATGAGAGTAGCTCAAGAATTCGCTCAGATGAGCACCTGTCAGCGCCTCCAGGTGGGCTCGGTGATCACTGACGAGGCGTATGGACAGCTCGCGGTGGGGTATAACGGCACCTACAAGGGTGGGCCAAATGAGTGCCTGCACAGCGATGTACCTGGATCATGCGGCTGCATTCACTCAGAGATCAATGCCCTGATCAAGATGCGATTCACGCCGTATCACATGTTCGTCACTGATTCGCCGTGCGAGAGCTGCGCCAGCGCGATTATCAACGGCGGTATCCGACGACTGATATATCTGCGAGAGTACAGATTGACGGCCGGTATTGAGCTCCTCAGAAAGGCGGGTGTACAAGTCGAGCAGATTATGGTATAATGATAATGTGACCTATCCTATGTCCTATGGAGAGATGAGATGCTTAATACTAAGATCTTCGAGGTGCGCGACCGAATGACGTACATCCCGGTTCTGGCGACTCGCCTTCGACCAACGACCGAGTGGGAGCGCAGGACGATCTGGCGAGCTGGCTATGATCCAAATCGTCCGCTGGACTATATCATCTTCTCGCGGCTCGGCGGAGACGAGCAAAAGCAGCAGTGTGACCCGTGCGGCTGGGGTGAGAGCTCAAGGACCATGTTCCGGGCCCACCGATACGTCGAGGAGAACTGGGACACACTTGACTCAGGTGACGTAATTGACATCGAGCACATCATGGGCGAGACAACTCAGCCGAAGAAGAGTGAGGTGTATGAATCATGATGCACTATGAGCGACCGAAAATCACGACGTACAAGCCCGGCGACGTGCGCAAGTACGCTCACCTCAAGCGAGACGGTATAATGATCACCGTGATCGGCCACGGTAGCCAAGATCACATGCCAACGTGTCTCACCAGGCACCCGGACGGCGCCCATGAGATTCAGCTGGGCGGGCAGCCGGGTGACGTGCTCTATAACATAAGGCGTCGAGAGTTCAACGGTGCCCTGTTCTGCGAGCTGTTCGCGCCCGGTGAGGAGGCCTCGCAGGTCAAGAGCCATCTGGCGAACCGCGAGTATAACTCACTGAGAATGGAGTGCTTCGCGATCCCGTCACAGAGTGCTAATCTCAGCCTGGAATCGCTGCGGGACTATTGCAAGGTGCTTCATGTGCCGTTCGTCGACTTCGAGAGAGTCGACTGTGACTCAGTAGAGCCGTTTATCCAGGCCTGGAGCGTAGTGACGCCGCCTGATTATGAGGGTCATGTCTTCAAGGATGGTAACCTATTGAACTGGTGCAAGTGGAAGCCGGTGCTCACGGCTGACCTTATTATAATTGGCTACAAGGAGGGGAAGGGAAAGTATCTGGGCACCCTCGGCGCGCTTGAGCTCGGTATCATTAAATTGGAGGGTGACACTGAGTACTATGAGCACATCTGCAACTGCTCGGGCATGGACGATGCGACGAGGGACCTGATCAGCGAGAACGAGGAGAAGTATCTCGGCACAGTCATTGAGGTCACTTATCAGCGGCGCGATAGCGCGGGCGGGCTTCGGCACCCGCGATTCAAGGGTTTCAGAGAAGACAAAGGAGCGCATGAATGTACGACCATCTAGGTGGAGCGGCTAACATCGAGGCCTTCTGCCAGCCCTTATCTAAGGAGCGAAAGCGAGAAATAGAGATTCTCTCTCTCTGGATACAAGTACTGTCACTGGGTCTCGTCACCGGTGGTCGCTCACGCGGTGGGAAACCAGTGGGCGAATGATCCGCAGGCCCAATACGGACCCATGATCAATGTGTCAGGATACTCGAGTGTGCTCATCACGCTGGACCTGGCCGCCGCGTACGAGGGACTGCGCCAGACGAATAAGTGCATCGAGACCACTGAGGTCCAGGACACATGGACCAGGGCGACCGGCGCGAAGCCACTAGGAAAAGGCGCACCAAAGATGGGTCATCGATTGTTCACCAAGAACCTGCAGGGCGGGATCGCCTATACGGTGTCCATAGGAGACGCGAGGAAGTATCTATTTATCTGCGAGCCGCCGGAGATCATCAAAACAGAGGACATTTCTTTGCTTAGAGCGAGCAAGCGACTCCACTGCGAGGACGGGCCAGCGCTTAAGTGGGGCGACTTTACTGAGTACTTTATTCACGGCGTCTGCGTCGATGAGCAGATAGTGATGCGACCGGAGACACAGACGATAAAGCAGATCTTGCAAGATGAGCGAAACGAGGAAGTTCGTCGCATCCGCATGGAGCGCTATGGAATGCTCAGGCTAATGGAGCATTCCAATACGCTTGATCGACGGGATAATGACATCGAGTGCACCAAGGAGGTGCTGGTGCAGCTATTGCAGATGAGATTCCTGATCTGCCATTGCCCATCTACCGCCAGGATCTATACACTCCAGGTGCCATTTACCGTGAAAAGCTGCGAGGAGGCTCAGGCGTGGCTTTGGGGTGGCAGCGAATTGCTATTCGAGCGCG